AAGCTAAGATTGGCATTCACTTGATGAGAACTCACGCGGCCGGTACATTTGCGTTGAATTGCTCATATCTTGGTATTCCTTGTATTGGATATAGAGGCTTAGACACTCAGGAGTACCTACATCCCTATACTACCGTAGAACTAGGAGATGTAAAAGCAGCCGGAGAAATGGTTAGAAAATTATCCGACCCTATATTCTATAATACATGTTCCGAAGAGACTTTGTTCTTGTATAAGGAAAACTACCATGAAGATGTATTCAAAAAACGTTTTATAAACAAACTTAATAATCTAGTAAATGAAAATTAGTTTTATTGTTCCCGGAAGAAATAACTTAAAGTATTTCAAATGGTCTTATGATTCCATTATGAAAAATAAAGGAAATCATGAAGTTGAAATCTGTTTTGCCGACGATGCCTCTACTGATGGTACATGGGAGTGGGTTTACAGTGAATCTTTAGTGAATCCTATGCTCAAAGTTATGCGTAACGAAGGGAGTGCAAGATTAGGTCACACCACCTTGTACGACGCTTTAATTAGAAGATCTCTACATGATATATGCATTATATGGCATTGCGACATGTATTTAGCTCCGGGAGCACTAGATGCTATTGAGGCAAACATGTTAAATAAGAAAACCATTGTCTCTCTTACTAGAATAGAACCTCCATTACATCCTCCGGGACATGAAAAGATAACTGCGGATTTAGGAACAGAACCGGAAACATTTATGGAAGGTAAGTTTTTAGAACTTATTCACAACATGAAAACAAAGTCATCTAAAAAAGAGAAGACAACGGGAGGCGTGTTTGCTCCATGGGCTTTCTATAAAGAAGAATTTTTAAGCATTGGTGGACATGATTCCTTATTCTATGTTCAATCAAAAGAAGATTCTGACATTTGGAATAGATTAATGTTAAATGGAGCAACATTCGTACAGACATGGGAAGGCTTTGTTTATCACATGACATGCAGAGGATCTAGATTTAATCCAACTATCACACAAGTTGGTAAAAATTCAGATGAATGGGAGAAACAGAACATCATATCAACAAGAAATTTTATTAGAAAATGGGGAGGAATGCCACTTCAAAATGAATATCATGCCATATCTCCTAATAAAAAATATAACATCGGAATCATTGTTGATATGTCTTCTGAAATAAATCAACCGAGTGATAATGAATTTATAGATTTTATTGGATTCCTAGAAATTTTTTGTGATTCTTTACATATCGTAGGAGATAAAAAATACCGAGAACTAATTCTATTTTATATAGATAGAGAGCAACCTAATACTTTATTCTATTTGGTAGATAGACTTTGGGGATATAATTATAAATATACTCCGGTAGACCATATAGTATTAGAAGAAAAGATAGTCATTAATATGGAGTGGGGAAAGATTAAAGTGAATGAAGTGTTTGAATTCCTGCAAAAATTTCCCTTTATTATTGAGAATTATAGTCCTGGATTATACGGAAGTGATATTGGGACAATACATATTAAAGATGAAAGTTCTATTTCGACAACTTATGAAAAAGATTTAATAAAGGTAAATAATTTATATCAACTAAGAGAGTACAAAGAAATATACCCGGAACATTTCGATAGATATAAACCTGTTTTAGAATTTTTAGAAACGGAAAAAATAAACAATAACTTATAAAAACAGAATTACATTATGGATGATCAAAGGAAAGTACCTGAAAAATATCTTAAAGGACTAAAAGATAAGGGAAAAAAGGGGTCAAAAGAAGCAATGAAAAAAGAAATTGATAGATTTTCAGGCAAAGATGATTATAAGCAAGATTGGGATGCTGACTATACTGACGATGGGAAGAGGATAAAGACAAAGCAGGGAGCAGCTACAAAGGCATTTGCAAAGAGGTTCGGAGAAATCATACATCAAAAAGTAGTAGAATACATGGATGCTATTTCATTAGATGAAGATGCTTCAGAAGAAGGACTCAAAAATAAAGCAGAAAAATCTGATATCCCCTTAGGTATATTGCGTCAAGTTTACAATAAAGGTAAAGCTGCATGGAATTCTGGACACAGACCCGGCGTATCCCAAGACCAGTGGGCTATGGGTAGAGTAAACAGTTTTATAACAGGAGTGGGAGGTTCAAGGAGTGCTGATGATAAATTATGGAAGCAGGCTCAAGCAGCAAAGAAGAAAAAGAAGAAGTAATACTGCATATTCGTCTTTTATAATTCTTTTATAACTATTTATATAAAAAAGAATATGCTATATTTTGACAAAGAATATCTATCTCAATATTTGGACACAGGGTTGTCATTAAAAGTTTTTGTTGACGGCAACATGCTCTCTGTATCTTCAAAAAATGATTTAGGAAAAAATAAAGGAACTGGCTACCAGGCTTCTGGTAAGCCATTCCCTTTTGACTATAAAGCTGTAACAAAAGTAAAAATAGGATCTAATACCTATACGCTAGACATGTTAAACAAGTCTGACGCTGCAATACCTGACATCGGAAGTGTTGAAGGGGGAGATGAAGAAGAGGTGAACAATGAATCGGTAATTTTTCTAAAAGAACAAATATATAAATTACTTGAAGGTAAATACAGCCATATAAACTTTACACCTCCGGAAAGTGTAGCTAATGCAGCCGAAAGAGGCCTAGAAATGCGTAAAAAATCAGGAGGTAAAGGTGGCTTAAACGCAAAACAAGCTAAAAAAGCAGGAGTTGGATCCGGTGTACAAAGAGCTTCTAATCTAAAAAATAGAAGTAAAATGAGCCCGGAAACTGTAAAGAGAATGAGAAATTTTTTTAGCAGACACAATAAAAATTTAAAAGTAGATGCAGGTAAATCTCCATCAGAGGATAGGGGCTATATCGCAGGATTATTATGGGGAGGTAATCCCGGAAGGTCATGGGCTAATAAAATAATAAGACAAATGGATGCCGCAGACAAAAAAAGTAAAAAATGAAATTACCAGAAATAACTAATTTATTTTATGGAATAACCGCCATACTTAGCGCTCTAGGTATTAGGCATATTTTTTCTTATTGGATAAATAAGAATAAGCAAAAGTCTGTAGATTATAATACGTTATTGGGAAGACAAGATAAAATAATAGAGGATTTAGAAGAAAAATTACATGAATTAGAATCTAAGTCTTCTACAACTTCTGAAGATAATTTAAAACTAAAACAAGAAATATTTGTTCTAAAAAATGGAATATCTTTGTTGGAGAGTTCAGCACTAGATTTACCTTTACCTATGTGGTTAAAAAGTTCAGAAGGTAAATTATTAGCAACAAATACAGCTTACGTGGAAACCTTTGTTAAAAATTGTACTGAATCCATATCTAATCACCTAGGTCAAACAGATAAATGTATACTAGGTCAGGAAGCTCACGACACAATATCTTTAAAAGAAAAAGAAATATTGGCTAATGGATCTGTTATAATATATAAAGAATCCGTTAAACTTGCAGGCATTATCACAGACTTTATTTTTATTCTCTTCCCTAGAAAGTTAGGAAAAGTCACTTTAGGAATAACAGGTATTGCGATAAATGAATCATCAATAAAGTAAGATGGCAGATATAGACTTAAAACAACAGGATAAAGATATAAAAACACTGTCAACTGCCGAACTAGACCAGAAAGTTCAAAAGCAGGGCATGAAGTTTGAGTTTGCTGATTCTAAAAGAGCCGCAAAATCAATCCTAACATTAAAAAGATCCGACTTACCTAGAGGATACAAATCTAAGGTTGCTCAAGGTATTTTAAATCGTATAGATAGCGCCTTAAGCAGAACCAAAGATAAGATAAAAATATTCAATATTAAAAAAGCTAGGGCCTTATGGGAAAAATTCTTTGATACTTTTGCAGAAGAAAATCCGGAAGATGCAAAAAAAGATGCACTAGAGGATGACGATAAGACTAAAGTAAAAGATTTAGGAGCGCAGGGAGCAGATACAACTTTAGAGGAGAGTGGGTATCAGATTGTAAGAAATGATGCAGGAGACAGTGGAGTTATTGTTAGACTACTAAAAGACAATGAGTTCTCTATTGGATATTTTAAGGAAGACCCGTCGGAATTAGTTGCCGCAAAGTTAAAAATAAATGGCAGGGAGCTAAAAAATCAGGTAATGACTCTTCATATAAGTGAATTTATAGAAGAAGAAATAGAGCCTGTTGAAGACGTTCCAAAAAAGCGAGGAGAAAAGAAACCAGGAGAAGCCCCAGAAAAACCTAAACAAAAAGAACAACCTAAAAGTACACCTGCTAAATCTAACAAAGATGGAGAAGATTCGTGATTATGAGGATGCTGCTATTAATTTGATATATGACATAACATCCAAAAATAATTTCACTAATTGGTCAGATAAAGCATCAAAAAATGAAAAAATAGACATTTCAGAAAAGATGTTGAAACATTTTGAAAAGACAAATGATTTTGCTAAATGTATTATAATTAAGAACGCTATAAAAAAAATAAAGCATGTATAGATTAAAATGGATTTCATCATTAGATAAAGTTTACATGTATTTGGTTGATCCACACACCGGGTATCCACTTACTGTAAAAATTTATGATTATTTTGAGGATGCTGTAAATGATATATCTAATGATTTATCCAATGTTGTATTACCCGAAGAATGGATAAAGAATGATAAAAAACATGAATATAAAATTACTATATATGATAATGGATTAAATGTTCAAGATTACATAAAGATATTCTACAATTTTTTAGGAATTACTAGTAGCATGGCGGAACAATTAGCCATCATTCTAAAAAATAAAAAAGTATTAGATTTTAAGAAAATACAAGATGTAGAACTAATGGGGGAGTATTGTGAAGACTTGATAGCTGATAATATGAATTTTGAAGTAACTGTAACAAACATATAATGGGCCTGTTTCAAAGAAAATCTTTTAATCCTAATGGTCGGCCACAAATAAATTTAAGTGAGTCTGAAATAAAATATGCGATAGAGAATACAAAATCTTCCGCACAAGCAGCTAGATTTCTTAGAATTTCTCCATCTACCTTTAAAAAATACGCGTCTATATATAAAAATCCTAATACAGGAGAGACCTGGTATGAGACTTCAAATAATAAGAGTGGCGTAGGCGTTTTTAGAACACCTAAAGCATCTGACTTTTTTTCCGATTTACAAGAAGTATTAGAAGGTAAGAGAGTGTGTAAAAATAAAACTCATTTCAAAAAGAGGCTACTTATGTCCGGATTAGTCTCAAGTAAGTGTTGTTTATGCGGATTTCACGAAAAAAGACTAGCAGATGAATCAAGTCCGTTTCTCTTAGATCATATAGATGGTAATACAGATAATCAAAGAATAGAAAATATAAGAGTGTTGTGCTATAACTGTTATTACATAAACGTAGGAAATTTAATAGGACCCAAAAATTTTTAATTATGATTTCACTAGAATGGAGCGAAAGTATTTTATACAATTCCGCAGAAAATACAGAAGATTATAAAACCTATTACAATGAATATTTGTTTAATATTTATCTGAATAGGAAAAATGAATTTACCGGGAAAAGAGAGGAACTAGAAAAATTTCTCATTTCTCATAAAATAAATCCTGATTTTTCCGAAGTTCAAGAGAGGATAAAAGAGTATATAGAAAATTACACAAAATAATATGACTGAGCAAAAGGATTTGGACGCAATGTTTATAGAGCTAGGTAGAATAGAGTATGAATTAAAATACTATATACAAATGGTAGAAAATCATACTTCGCTAAAAAATCAACTTGTAAATAAGATTGACAAAGCTCTATACTCTGATTTACATAAAGAAGAAAAACCAGAAAAAAATGAAACAGATTTGGGTTAAAAAACAAGATGTCGAGAAAGTAAACAACGACATCCTCGTAACAGAATGTAGGCTAGAGGCCGAGTTATCCATATTAGAGTCAGGAGATTCACAATGGGTATCTGTCTATGTAACAGATGAGTATCTTACTAGACTAAAAGGAATGTTCACATTAACTGAAAACAAAAAAGTAATACTAGGATAATATGGCAATAGGTTTCAAACAATTTGTTCCAAACTTAACAAATTACTACACTTTCTCAACAGGTTTTTCTGACATTGAATTAGAAGCCATCGAAAGATTAGCTGATAAAGTGCAATCTCAAAATGCATCTGTATTAGGATCTCCTGATGATATCAACGAATACCGGAGAAGTACTATCAAATGGCTACCAAGTAACGAAGAGTACGCTTGGATATATGAAAAACTATTTCGTTATGCAGAAGAAGCCAATAATACTATGTGGCAATTCAACATTGGCGACAACGTAGAGAATATCCAATACACCATATATAATAGCGAAGACGCAGGAATGTATGACTGGCATATTGACTGTGGTGGAACACCTCCTGTATGTTTTAGGAAAATTTCTATTACGGTACAACTAACGGGCCCAGAAGAGTATTCTGGCGGGGATTTAATTCTTAAATACGGTAAACACGACACGATTATACCAAAAAATAAAGGACGGGTCGCTATCTTCCCATCCTTTATGCTACATCGTGTTACTCCTGTAGAATCTGGAATTAGAAAATCCCTTGTTCTTTGGTTAGGAGGTTTGCCATACAGGTAATTATTTGATAGTATAAATTATTTTATTGCCTATTTCATCTACAGCTTGTATTGTATTTATCGTAATCTTTAATGTACTTTGTAAGTGATTAGCTATGTAGCTACAAATATCATGAACATCAGAACCATTTTTTACGAAAACACCATTCTCGTTAAAGAATTTATCAAAATACTGGCTATAGAAAAACAAAACTTCGTTATAATCTAATAATGTTTTTGTTTGAAGGACTACTTTTTTAATATATATCTTTTTGTATATTTTAGAATTTGTTAATTTATCTTTTTCAGAAATCGGCAATTTGTTAATATTGAATATGGTTGAATTTGTCTTTTTATCATTCCATGGATGCTGCACTTTCCATAAAAAAGAATGTGTAGCATCTATTTCTAATGTTAAATTTCTAAATGTAGACCTTTTGCCTGGAATCGGAATTGCAGGCTCCTCAATTTCTTTAGGAGGATTTACTGGTTGTGGAGTAGGAGCAGTTTTAGAAAGTAATTTATCTAGCATAGGGAAACCATATCCATACTCAATATCTTTCCCTTCCGGCCCTCCATCTACAGCATTAGTAGACAAGAACGCTATAAGATCAGCCTGATTTTTAATTTCAGGATACCACTTCAATACATGTCCCATAGCAGCTGTACCATGAGGAGTAGCCATACTTGTACCATCCCAAGACACATAGCTGTTATTATCTTTAAAAGTAGACCAGATTGAAACACCAGGAGCTATTGCCTCTAGTTCAGTACCGTATTGAGAGAAATTAGCTCTTCTACCTGTACTATCACAAGCAGCCCAGGAAATGACTTCCTTATGAGCAGCAGGCCATCCTACTACGCCACTTCCATCATTACCGGCAGCAGCATTAACAAAAGCTCCCCTTGATATAACTTGCTCTATAGCTCTTGAAATTGCAGGAGTTTCAGATCCACCGCCCCAAGAAAAATTATATACCAATAAGTATCCTAGTTTTTTATACTCTGTTTCCCATACATTAGCTGCATGAAGAATTGCATTTACTAACCAATCAGAAGCGCCGGATCCATTAGAGTTTAGTCCCTTTTGCGCCATGATGAGATCTTCCGTAGGGGCATTGTTAACATAGGCCAAACCAAGCGGGAATCCATTAGGGTGTTTCCCCATAATAGTACCTGCAACGTGGTGGCCATGTCCGTGACCATCGATTCCATTTTTATCGGTCGTATGGTCCAAACAGAATTTTTTTGGAACAAATTGGTTATTTGATAGTAGAGCATCGTGATTCGGATATGCCATAGTATCGACAACACAATACAATATCTTACGAGTTGGTTTCTCACCCCTTTTTAATTTTTCTGCAATAAAATCTGTTTTCAAAAAACCGTAACCCCAATTACCATCACTGAGGATTTTAGCCTGTAGCGTTGCGGAAATGGGGGTAGGAGGAGGGGGGAGAATAATCTCGTGATTCTCCCCTAGAGCATTAAAATATTTAGCAACTAGCTCAAAATTTATTTTTTGAGCAAATTGTATGTCGGATGCGGAAAATTTCATAGTAATTTTTTTACTTGTGCTATTTTCTTAAGAGCCATATAATTACCAATTAATTTTGTTAGGCTAAACAATACTAGCTTAACCAATTCAAACCAGTTGATAATTTCTTCTCCTTCACTATTATACATGACGTTACCATCTTTATCTGTCTTAAAGATGGTTTTATCCATGTTTCGGAAAAATATTTTGAGTATTTCTCTAAACATGTCTTTGTCAGTTAAACCCTGAGCATTAAATTCTAGAGACTCGTACTCTTCATAGCACTTCTCCATTTGTTCTGTTACTTTGTTATTCATAATAGTTCTTTTGAAATAAATAGTTATTAATCTTAGTTATTTAACCTACGAGGGAAATATAATTTTTTAAATTCCCAATATTCTTTCATGTAATCAGCCCTCATATTATAATCAGGACTTGTGTGATACCCGGACTTCATCATGCATTTACACATATTTCTATAGATTTGAATAGCAGGAAGACTATAATCAGCCTTTCTGCACTTATCATATCTAGGAGCATTGAATACACTAGCCCATACTTTTACACCCTCTTCGGTGTTACTTGCAGAAAAGAACTTTTGTTTCATACTTCTTTTCTTTCCTCTAATATACTCTATTGTCTTCAGGTTAACCCAATCGTAATTACCTATTTTCTTTATACCACCAGGATTACCGTATAATCTCCATAGTTCTGTTTCAACGCCCACAGAGGTAGCCTCCAATATAAAGTAAGCATATATAAAAGATACCGGGAAGTCAGTCATGTGATGTACTGCGTAGAAAAGAGAATCGTAGTTATACAATAGATTCAATCTCCTTAACGTAGTAAGACTTAAACCCTCTAAATTTCTAAATCCTTTCTTACGTAGATAATCGGCAGCTTCTTTATGAGTATACTTCTCAAATTCGTGACCATAAGACCTAGAGGCAAATGCTGTGAAAGGAATAGCAAAGGGAACGGACTTACTAGGCTTTGCAGTAGTTCCGTTCCTTTGTATATTCACTTTATTTTCTATGTACACTGTATCCTTTACTATCGTATAGTTTGATTTTTCTATATAGACAGTATCATAAACATATTGCACAACATATTCAATAGAACCTCCGGAGAATATTTCTTGCTTTTGGTAATCAGATATAGCGGTCCTACTAGTAATAGCGCCCAAGAAAAACGCTGTTACTATTGAAAGCCCGATATAGATAGGCAATCTTTTATTCTCCCGTATATAGGTTTCTACTCTTTCTCCCATGTTAATCTACACTTACGTTTTCTATAGCGTCTATGATTGCTTTAACTTGACGATATGTTTTATAAACTAGAGAGGCGCTATCAAAAATTGTTACCGACCATTCTCCTTGGGACTTATCTAATTCATCGCTACACTCATTCGTAATCAAACTTATGTATGTTCGATCTTTATTTTTTTTGTCAAAGTCATACGCATAGTAATAAACATCAGGTTCATCTGCGTATTCTTTTGTAAAACCTAATAACTCTAATTCTGCTTCTTTCATCTTTTGTCATTTTATATTACGCCAAATAAAGTTTTAACGAGAGGATTTGGCAAATTATACTCTCTCGATATCATTACCAGGAATCATAGACATATCGGCCTCCAAATAAGATAACGGCTTCAACATCTTACCATCCGACATCCTATGGAAATAATAGAAATCTTCACCCTCTACTGTACAGGACTTAATTTCAATAATATCATCCGTAGTCATTCCATACTTCTTCCGAACGCCTAGCAACTGCGATTCTGCAAGTGACTTTGAGGGCAGGAACTTACTAAAATTACTTTCGTTCACTTTCTCGACAGCTTCAAGGACCGGAATGTCTAATTGCACTAAGATGCCTAACAATGTATAAATAACATCAACTGCCTCCTTTGCAATGTTCTTCCTGTTAATAAGTTCAAAAGCAATGTTATCATTTAAGTCAGAATCATCTAAAGGCATGAACTCATCAATAAATTCAGTGTTTTCATCAAGGAACATAGCTAGCGAGTTCCTTAAATCCTGCACCGTGGTTTGTTCATGTCGTCCTAACATCTTTTGGAATTTGACAACATCTTCTAATACATCTCTCTTCATCTTTAATGATTTGTGATTGTTGATATAATAAAATTTTGGAATGGACATAAAAACATTTTTACACATGCGGACATCTAAGAGGCAGCATGCGAATTAACATTTATTTGTTTGTTTTGAGAGAGGGGAAAGGTTAGTAGCGAGAACCAGAGTCGAACTGATAGTATAGGATCATGAGTCCTATGTGTTAACCATTACACTATCTCGCTATATTTTAACCTTGTACTACGGTGGTATAAATTTTACACTCTCGTAGCATCATTTTTATTTTCTTTGGCACCTTTTGTATAGGCACTTCTTTCTTGGCTTTTTCCATATTGCTAAATTTTAAACAAAGATAAACCAAAAAAGTTTAATATGCAAGTTTTTTTTCTCTAATCCACTTATTTATTTTTCTCCGCACATCATATCTTACAAAAGCAGGCTCTTTACCATACTTCTTATAGCCCAAGTAACCAGCATTTCCTGTACTCATGTAGTAAGTCCATCGGCCATTTACTATAACAAAATTATCGGAGTTAGGATTTAGGCACTCCACTAAAGAATTTACGAATTGTTTTTGAGACGGAATGGTATCTTCTCCGAACATAAAAGTACCGGATTTGTAAGATGCCCAGGGCCCGTTGTTTACTAGAATAGAATCTTGATATCTTTGACTTAAAGCTAGAGTGCTAACTAAAAGACAAAGAACTACTAGATAAGTTCTCATTGGTTTGATTTTTAGTATATATATGTACTATGAGTACAATTTTGTGCTTTATTTTAAACTTTTTCTTTCATATACTTCATACTTACAAATTTTCCACTTAGGCTACCAAAAATATAAGAGGCAATCATATAGAGATTTCCTTGTATCAGAGCATCAATAGAAAAGTAAAGAGAAGCAAGAGATACGACATTTATCATAAGGCTGTTTATTAAGGATTTATTAATTTGTTTGTTATAGGTATATTGTATTTCAAGCGTCTTCAATATGTTAAAAGAAAATTGAAATATAAACAAAAGTATCACATCCATATTATCGGTAATCGTATTTAGCACTGTCATATAAAGCATTCAAGTCATCCATGTTAATATTTTCCTTCGGCCGGACCTCGACAAGTGTACCGGTTTGGCTCACAATCTCGACGTACCGCAAGATATCGTGGTAGTGGGTACGAGAAGTAAAGTCATGTATTAAAATCGATTGTACGCCTTTTATGACCGCTTTACAGGCACAGGCTAATCTAAACCTACCATCCACTAACGCAACATCTATATCCTCGTACTTATCAATAACACTAGAATACAAAGGAAAGTTGTCTTTCTTCTTGTTATCTTGAGGTCTACCCATACTCTCCCCAGCATTAATGTCAATATGGTGAAACGTAATATCTGGGTGGATCTTTACTGCCTCGTATTGCTTCACCTCGTCTATCCACATTTTTTGAGACTCTACCGATACTACCTTCCCCGCCCCATTTTTGCACGCTCGGAAAGTACTACCGCCGGATCCCCACTCGAAGTAAAAGCCCACACCCCGGACAGCATTTACAAACATTTCCTCCTCATCTTTTTTCATTAATATACCCGGCTCTTTTTTCATAAATTCTTTTTACATGTTTCCTAATTTCTTTCATATATAAGTACATTCAGAGAGCATTCTTATTACATCATTATTGCATTTTACATATTATCATCTTTTCATTTTACATTTTATAACATTTTCTCTATATTTACTTATTATTCTTTTTTTCATTTAATATCTCATGCTTTCTTAAATCTTATTTTTCATTCAATATCTCATGTATTTTAAATCTTATTTTTCATTTAGTACCAATCCATATTTCATCTTAGTTTCATGTTATTTTTATTTTATATTTCATGTGTTTTTCATCCTATTTTCATGTATTTTTCATTTTGTTTTCATGTATCTTAAATGTAAAAGACATCTGTAGTCATTTTTATTTGTCCGCGGTTTTTTAAATATTGATTCCCGAGAGATGCCGAAATCGTATAGGGAAAACATAAAGTCTTGGTAATTAATAGGTTGCTTAGTTAATTACTTCAAATGGTATATAAATAACTAGTAGGGAAAAAAATGGACCTCGATATGTGAATTGGTATATCCCCGCACCTATTTTTTGGCTTTTTTGTGGCTTATGGAAAATAATGGAATGGCTGAAACCCTTATGGTTATTGGGTTTCTGATCAAAAGTCAATTTTTTTGAAAAATAGTGCTTGACACCCAATATCTGAAAACCTATCTTTGTATCGTTCTTATTGCTTAACGCATGAACACATGTACAAACGTGTACATGAAATTTGAAACGTCGAAAGTTTATATCTAATGTGTACGAGGAATACACAAAGGATATAAAGGAATAAAAATAATTTAAAAAAAACTTGCAAATAGTTTTTACTTTCAAAAAAAGTTTTTAGATTTGCATCATCAAATTAATTTTTAACCACTTTTAAAATCTTTTAATTATGAAAAAGCAGGATTATTTAATCATCGCCGTAGGTATCATCATTGCCGCTATCTTTTTGGTAACTTTGGTTACCGTAGCACTAACCGTTAATACGGCGAATGCTGGGTTACACATGACCCCTTAATCATGTGCTAAAGGGGGTGCGACCTTGAAAAAAACGCATGTTTTTTTAATCATTTTTTAATAATTTTTTAAATCTTAATGTTATGTTTAATTTATTAGTTTCATTAACTCACGAACAACTATTTTGGAGTTTATTAGCTTCAATTGCTATGATAATAGCTTCTTTAGGATATTTTTTGGTATGGCTTGATAAAGTCATGCAAACTGACCCTAATAAAAGGAACGAAGCTTTATTAATCTTTTGGTTATTTGCACAAGGCTTATTGTTCGCCATTGAGCTTGATTGTATGATTTATTGTATAAATCACGCTTAAACTTTTAAAAAAAACTTGCAAGGTAGTTTCTTTTGTCAAAAAGTTTTTTATCTTTGCACTAACAAATCAATTAACATTTTTTTAATCTTTAAATCTTATTATTATGCAAAAAGAACTTGAATTGTTTCTTAGAAACGCAAGGATTGTTAACCAATCCAATTCTTTAGTGGAAAAAAACCCCCGTCGCTTCATGCGTGCGGGACAATGGGTAACAGAATATACCGTCCACATATTTAATGAAATAGCGGGACTATCCCTAAGGGGAAAAATTTACAATTATGAGGGCGGCCGGGTTGAAACTTTTTTAGTATATTCTTGTTATGGAGACCTTTGGATTTCTAAACAAGAGGACCAAAGAAGGTCTAAAATTATGGGGCACCTTAAAAAATATGGTGCCATGTACGAAATTGAACCGCCAATAAGGTGGTTCAATTAAAAGAAAGCCCTGGACCGGTAACGGTTCGGGGTTTTTTTTTGCCCGGTTCTAACCACCATTAGATCCGGGCTTCGCCCGACGACGTACAGGGCACCTACCGACAGACCGAACTACAGAAAGACCGACGCACCTACCTAACGACAGGGCATTGGACAGGCGTACATTAGACAGGACAATCTCGCGGGGCCCTACATACATCAACACATCACACATACACTACATACATCATACATTACATACACATGATACAATAGATGATACAATAGATAGATAACATGATAGATAGATATAATAAATAAGATACAATAGAAATATATAATGAATTGCCTGATAAGATATGTACCATGTATATTAGATGTATATTAGATGTTATATAGATTAAATGATATACCTTATGTTGTATAGATGTTATATAGATTAAATGATGTTATATAGATTAGATGATAGATGTATTAGATGCTATATAGATTGTTTAATAAATGTTATATGATTATTAGGATATGTTATTTAAATGTTGTATATTAGATGTATGTTAGATAGATGTATAATAAGAATAATGTATGTTAGATGTTATATAGATTAGATGATATAATAGATGATATGTAATAGATGTATACTGGAATAGATTAGTATAGTAGATGTTATATAGATGATAGGATGTATGTTAGATGTTTACTGTATGCTGGATGGATGGTATGATAGTTGGTAGAGCCCCGCGGAAAAACAGCACAACGGAACCGACGAACGGACAGGACCGACGGATAGACCCAACGAAAGGACGGACAGAATGACGGACGGATAGGATGAATCGATTGACGGACGAATTTCAATCGGGATGAGAGGAAGGAAGCCCGAGTAAATTTTTTGAGGTCAAAATATGGTGTTTTTGGTAAAATATATGTACCAATATTATGAATTTATAGTTTTCTGTTGTATATTTGTAGGGCAGTCGCAAATGAGCAACTGGCTTAAACTTTGAAAAAAAATGGAACAAATCTTTTTTGTGGTTTCGGCTGGATTCACAGTCCAAAACCAACAGACAGGCAAGGCGAAAAATTACCTCGTAGAGGTAATCGTCAAGTATTCACAGAAAAGCGATAGCAATACAGTTATCGCATACCTTGAAAATCCGAAAAGGAAAGAAGGTGTGAAAATCTTCGAAAATTTCCCTGTAGATGTAAAAGAGTTTATTCTACAGGGAGGCACCTGGAGGAGATGTAGAATGGAGGAGTTAAAAATCCTTCAATCACAAAATTAAGACAAGCCCCGCGGTGACAGAGCGGGGCTATCTTTTGTTTCAAAGTAATTGTAACCAATTAAATCTATTATATATGGAATTTACAAGTTTTGAGGAGTTCTTAGATATTAGATTAGACTCTTCGTTTTTAGAACAGTGGGCTGATGATTTCGCCCTCAATGAACTCTTAGCGGAAATAGAACAAGAGAAGGAAGAGGAAGAAGAGGAGTAAAACGGAAGCCCCCGGACGGAAACGGACGGGGGCTCTCTCTTATTCAATGGAACGCAGCCGGAGAGGGCTAGCGTATTTCAATCGGGCTGAGAGGAAGGAAGCCCGAGTAAATTTTTTGAGGGCAAAATATGGCGTTTTTGGTAAAATATATGTGAAAATACTTGCATTATATGGTATTATAGCGTATATTTGTATCATTAATTAACTACTTAAATTTTCTGTTATGGAAAAATTATTTTTCGGCGACGTAGTCGCATTCAATTTTTATCAGCTTGCCAATGGCAAGTGGGCAGGTCGTAATTCGTCACATGTCTATGTGACAGTTAAACCTTTCCCAAAGGGCGTAAGCCCTGTAAGATTTAAGCACGAACGTTGCGTTCGTGCAACACCAAAGCAATCCCACGAGTATCTAGATGCGTTCATCATACGTCTCTAGTTCAGTAAAGCCCCGCGGTGACAGAGCGGGGCAATTTTTAACCAATTAACAAAAAAAAATGATTTTATTGATTAAATTAACAACCGCCGCCGCTTTATCAGCAAACCGTGGCGGGTTCATCGAACCGGGGGAAGCCTCTCCCGAATTTCAAAAGTTAATCTTAATACTACTACTATTAGCGGTAGTATTATCAGCAATCTTTACTCTCCTAGATATAAGGAGAGAAAAGAAAAGATTAAAATAAAAGAAGCCCCGGTCGAAAACGACCGGGGTTTTTTTTTGCCCAAACGGAACGTATCGAAACGGAACGGGTGCCGACGAATTTCAATCAGGCTGAGAGGAGCGAAGCCTGAGTAAATTTTTTGGGATTGAAATATGGTGTTTTTAGCAAAATAATTGAGTAAAAACTTGTATTTTTCAGTTTTATATTGTACTTTTGAGTCATTGTTAATCACTTAAATATTTAGCTATGCAAAATTTAAAAGTTTTGAGCGTACGCTCAAAAAAAGAAAACCCAACTTATAACGAACTAAGCATCTTGCGTACTCACGCAAGGTCAATTAGTTTCTCTCGAGAGAGAGATATTGTTGAGCTTTTGGAGAAATCCACAGAAGGTAGTATAACCCTGGAAGTAGGCAGAAATGTCTACGATTGCGCGGGACCAGGGTGGAGTCACTCCTGTAATTATGAAATACTAGGGGAGGCTACCTATGCTATAGGGAATCCCTGGGACTCTATATGAATAAATAAGATTGCCCCTCGCCAAAAGCGGGGGGCAATTTTTAACCGTTTAAATTAAAAAAAAAATGAAAAATCAAAAGGTAGAAAACGAAGTCGTATGGATTGCGGCATTAGTTTTATTCGTATCTGTTCTCTTTATATCCGCAGGCATGGCTTGTGGATGCTAAAACAGAAGCCCCGGCCGGTAACGGTCGGGGTTTTTTTATGCTCAAACGGAACGCATCAAAACAGACCGACAACCGGACGGAACGGATGCCGATGGATTTCAATCAGGCTAAGAGGAGCGAAGCCTGAGTAATTTTTTTGGGATCAAAATATGGTGTTTTTGGTAAAATAATTGAGTAAAAACTTGTATTTTACAGTTTTATATCGTACTTTTGAGTCATTGTTAATCACTTAAATTTTTATTATTATGCAACCAAATGTTTTAGGTCATTTCCAGAAAAATGAATTAGTAGATATGATTCGCGTATTAAGCGGATTGTATCTTTCCAAAAACCAAACAACCAAAATGCTAAGCAGGCAATGGGCAGAGCCCATTTCAGTTGGCACAGCAAACGGGAGGTTTTACAATGACCTTGTTGAGGTCGAATTAGATAGATTATATTCGCTTGAGCTTAATAGCGAATATAAAAAATCAATTCCAAGGTGGATATGGGAGGCTCAAAACAAAGATATAGCTATGGATAACGTAGCAAAAACTATCGAGTTTGCCGCACATTTTGCGGGAGTCAAAAGATAACAGAAGCCCCGGACCGGTAACGGTTCGGGGTTTTTTTTTGCCTAAACGGAACGTATCGAAACGGAACGGATGCCGACGGATTTCAATCGGGCTGAGAGGAAGGAAGCCCGAGTAAATTTTTTGAGGGCAAAATATGGTGTTTTTGGTAAAATAATTGAGTAAAAACTTGTATTTTACAGTTTTATATCGTACTTTTGAGTCATTGTTAACCACTTAAATATTTTCACTTATGACTACTATTGAGTTTGAAAAAAACAGTTTTTTATTTGTTGCCTATGTTCAAAGGGAAACTGAGAAGGCTTTCCTATGTGAACTTATTTGTTTCACAGGACCGTTTGATGCGGTGAAGTTGAATAGATTAATTTGGCTACCTAAATCTGCGGTAAATAACGGTAAGTTAGCCAATTGGCTCGCGTATAAGTTAGACCTAAGCGGTTCATGGGAAGGAGTTTCACTATCATATCCCAAATCAGCGCCTACCCAAGAGGCTGTAGTGTGTGATGATTACAAAGAGTTGAGAGATGCTCGTAATTGTGATGCTGATGAGCAAGAAAACGAAGACCGTGCGGAGCAAGCCGAAGTTTGGTTTGCGAGTCAGGGAGGGCACTCTTACCGAGGAAGCGACCTGAGTGACTTGCTATAGGAAAGAGCCCCGGCCGGAAACGGTCGGGGTTTTTTTTGCCCAAACGGAACGTATCGAAACGGAACGGGTGCCGACGGATTTCAATCGGGCTAAGAGGAAGGAAGCCCGAGTAAATTTTTTGGAGGCAAAATATGGTGTTTTTAGCAAAATATATGTACCAATATTAGGAATTTACAGTTTTATATTGTATTTTTGAGTCATTATTAATCACTTAAATATTTATGACTATGTCAAGCGCATTCATTTTGAGCCAAGTATTATCAGATGTAATTATTTCAACTTATGTTGAACAAAAGTATTACGGGACAAAGGAATCACAGGAAAAATACCTTGAATCCATCCTAAAGGCGAGAGCAGATTTTTATAGATTAAAAGAGAAATTTGGAACAACCAAAATCGATGACATCTATCTAATTTCAACCGAGAGAAATTTAAACAATGCGATAGAATTCATTCAAGATTGTTTAAAATAGGCCTAAACCAAACAGCCCTGCGGTTTTATCGCAGGGCACTTTTTTCACCACTTAAACAAAAAATCATGACAAGATCTAAAAGAATCCTAATTGACATTAAAAACAATTATGCAATCATTTTTTGCATGTCATTTTATTTAGGCATGTGTCTTATGATGGTAGCGATTGTAATAGACATCATCATTAAGAACATATTTTAGAACGGACGAACCCCGGCTTAGAACGGTCGGGGTTCATTTTATCATTAGAACGGATTACATTTTATTACATTACATTTTAAACATTATAACATGAACAACCTATCATCTTTATTGAACAATCATGCAATCCAATTTGGAACAGATGTAATGAGATTCTTATCCATTGATGCTGTTCCTCATGGTTGGGCATTTTGGATTAAATTATTGTTAGTCATTATTGTCATTAATAACATTTGGGATATATGTAAAGAATTATTAAACATTATTAGTAAAGAAGATTATATTAATTTAAGATCTATATTTAATGATGTTGTTTGGATTTACATTGCATTAGTATGTCTTAAGTACTGGTTCTTATAGATGTGATAGATGGCTGGGAATTAGATTAGATTAGTTCCCCGCCGGATTTTGCTAGGGCTGAGAGGAAAGAAGCCCGAGTAAATTTTTTGAGGCCTAAATAACGTATAATAGGTAAAATAAATAGGCAAATAGTTGATTTATTCAATTTTATTTTGTATTTTTGATTCATCGTTAATTAGTTAAATAAATCAAGTTATGAACAACACAAATTTCGTGGCGACTATGTTCCACGCTATGTTCCCTCTGCTAAACGCTGCAAGAGTTTATGTTCCTTCCTTCGGTATTGAGGATAGAACAAAAATAGCCTTTCTTAAAGCATTCAATGAGTCTTTAATTGAATTAGAGAAAGTGTCAACATTAAATATTGAGCCAGAGTGGTACATAGCTCAATTTAAAAATTGGGCTAAGTCAAGCGAGGAGGGTATTTTTATGAGTATGTTATCCTATCATCCTGAACAGTTTTATCCACAACAAATCGAGGATATGCCTGGAGATGAGGATTTCTGGTGGGGGATGTATCAGAAAGAGCAATGGGATTTATACGAGCACCCATTCTTTGACAGTTGGTTACAAGAAGCTCAAGAAATAACTTACGAAATGTGGCAAGAGCATTAAACGAAAGAGCCCCGGTCGAAAACGGTCGGGGTTTTTTTATGCCCAAACGGAACGGATGCCGACGAATTTCAATCAGGCTGAGCGGAGCGAAGCCTGAGTAAATTTTTTGGGATTGAAATATGGCATTTTTGGTAAAATATATGCGAAAATACTTGATTTATTCAATTATATGTTGTATTTTTGATTCATCATTTAATACTTAAAAAAATCAAGTTATGAGAACATTAGAAATGGATGCGGCTGAATTGAGAGAATTATTAGCCACAAAAGCAATTTTAGAAGCAAGAGAAAAAACGCTTCGTGCTCAAATTGTTGAGGGTCTTGAGTTGAGAAATTTGACTCAATTAAGATTAGGTGGGTTTATGGTATCCCTTAGCAATCGCAAAACGTGGACTTATTCTAAATGGGTTAGAACGCTCGAGAAAATGCTTAAGACTCGTAAAACGAAAGAGCAAAACAGCGAAGAAACTTTCTTTACTGTATCGAGAACATGTCAACTAACAAACGAAAAGTAAGACAAAAGGGGTAGGCGAAAGCCTACCCTACCTTAACAAATTTTTAACTTTTAAATCATAAATCATGTTAGGCAAATTAGTAATTATTGTAATTTATGTTTATGTATGTGTTCCACAGTCAAACGGTGGCAAAACGGAATACATGGAAAGAGTAGGTGCGCGGTCGTGGGAAATGCCCGGAACGTTCACCAAAACGGATTCCCTAATCAACGAAACGATTAAGTATTACGGAATCGACCTTGAATATAACAGTATCAAAGTTGACGTAAATACACTACGGATAAAGTGTGAATGTGACTAAGAACAGCACAGAGCCAGGTCGGAGCGAATTTCGCTCCGGCAGGGCTTTGCCCTGCCTGAGTAAATTTTTGGCGGATCCGTTTTTAACATTTCTTTAACTAAAATAAGGAAAACATTAACATTTCATTAACTACTTGATACTGTTTTTTTGTTTATCTTTATAGTGCAGTCGCAATGAAGCGAAGGCGTTAAATAGACAGGTTATGTATTTATTCATTTTAATTTTCGTTTTGGCTATTTGGTTTCCTATTAGTCTGTATGCTTTAATCCTTAACAGTGAATCCGATGGAGACACTGTAAAAGAAACATTATTAAAACTTTATATGGGTGTTTCTGTATGGTTAATTTTGATTGTATCTTGCGTCGTACTAATAGTTTAACAAAACATTAATATGGGAGGATTTTGATTCCTCAATTATCCTCCCTATATTTGCTTTATAATTTTAAACCACTAAAAACAAAAAAAATGCCATCAAAAAAAGAAAAAATAGCAGCCCTAAAAACCCTTAATTCGGCTATTAAAAAAGCTATTTCAGAAAGTGGTAATTTAGATTTTAACGATTTTGTAGATTTGTCCTACGAATTAGAAAATAAAATCTATAAGTATCAAGTAGTTTTTAGGATAAAACCTATGGAAAATATCCCGATTCCTGAAACGGACAATCCATCAAACGGACCGTATATTTCAGTTCACTAATAAGGTTTAATACCCACTAAACGGAAATGTTTAGTGGGTATTCCTATGCCAGTGAATTTCGCTCAGGGCAGGGCGGAGCCCTGCCTGAGTAAATTTTTGGCGGATCCGTTTTTAACATTTCTTTAACTAAAACAGCGAAAATATTAACACTTATTAACTACTTGGTATTGTTTTTTTGTTTATCTTTGTGACGCAGTCGCAATGAAGCGAAGGCGTTAAATAAACAGGTTATGAAAAGTATGATGTTGGAATCAAATGGAATTAGAATTGTCTTCTCTTTTGGCGGTAAAGTACGCGTCAACCAGTTAGGCAAGGAAGTTGAATCGGTAAACAATTTTTCCACGTTCAAGAAGTGGGCGAAGGGTATTTTATCCGATAGCCAAATTAAAGTAGCGAAGGCTCAATTCAACCGTATGTAAGATTTAAAAGCCCCTACGATTAAGTCGTGGGGGCAATTTTAAACCACTAAAAACTCAAAAAATGGTAACTTTATCAGAGAAAAAAGGCACTTTAAAAACCTTACAATCAGCCATCCTAAAATCATATTCTGAAAACAAGAATTTAGATTTTACCGATTTTGAGGACGCGGCTTTTGATTTACAAGTAGATATAGAAACAGAAGAGGACGAAATAGAAACGGAACGTAATTCATTCTATGCGGACTATCAACAAAGCATAGACGCTGACTACTACGCATTCAGACAGTCGCAAATGTAAAACTAATAGAATATTCCCGCCGAACGGACGGTTCGGTGGGTATTCCTATGCCAGTGAATTTCGCTCAGGGCAGGGCGGAGCCCTGCCTGAGTAAATTTTGGCGGATCCGGTTTTAACATTTCTTTAACTAAAATAGGGAAAACATTAACACTTCGTTAACTACATAGTATTGATTTTATGCCTATATTTGCATCAGATTCTTTTACTACTTAAATTAACAAGTTATGAAAATTTTCGGTTTTAATTTTATTTTAGGTCAGACAGTACATTCAATCGACCTTAAATTGTCAGCGACTAAAAAACTTGGCGGTCGTCTTGTTGTGCAAACATACCACTATGATTTGCAACAAATTATAAACAATGACTTTACTATGGATAAAGAAAATTGTTTAGATTGTCCTTTTAGTTATAACCAAAATAACGGTAAAAGCGGCGGCTGTTATACACATAAAGGCAATATGCTAAAAGGTCTAAAGTCTAAATTACGCTCTCTTAATAAGAGATATAAATTAGGCTTACTAACTTCGGACTATAGTGCGGTTTTACCTACATTATTCAAGTATGCAAGTAAAAAAGATATATCTTTAGTACGGTTTGGTTCTTACGGCGAAGCGGTTACATTGCCTTTAGATTTGCTAAACGGTTTATCCAAATTATCAAAGCGTAAAACGGGTTATACGCACCAATGGAATAAGCCACAATATAAGGAATACGCTTCTTTATTAATGGCTTCGACGCACAATGTTTTTGAAGCAAATATAGCAAATGATTTAGGCTTTAGGACATTCAATGTAGGCGCTATAGAAAACAGTATTATGTGTCCCTCATCACCAACTATAGAAAAGGATAAAAGGGTATCTTGTGCAAATTGTGGCTTATGTGCGGGAAATTCAATAAAGGCAAAAAATATCTTTATTCCTAAACACTAAAAAAATGTAGGGGGAATGTTTGGAAATTTCAAATATTCCCCTTATATTTGATTTATAATTAGTTCACCACTTAAAAACAAATAAAATGATAGTAAAATGTTTAGATGATTTTTTACCGTTAAGGAATGTAAACGATTTAGAATTTACGGTATTAAACAAAGAAACCGATGAAAAGCTTCTATGGTACATAGAAGATGTATTAGATGAAATAAATAGAGACAGGTCCGAAAAATGGATTGATTATAGTAAGAATGATTGGTTTGAGGGATGGGCGGAATGGTGCGAAGATGATACATATACCATACTATCAATAGAGGACAAAGAAGATAAAGTATATAGACCTTTCTTATAAAGAAATAGTAACTTGTTTTTTGCCCCGTTGGATTCAGTGTCCGACGGGGATTTTTATGACCAGTAAATTTCGCTCAGGGCAGGGCGGAGCCCTGCCTGAGTAAATTTTGGCGGGGCGGATCTTAACATTTCTTTAACTATAATAGGGAAAACATTAACACTACCTTAACTACTTTGTATTTGTTTTACCCTTATCTTTGCATCATATTCTTAACCACTCAAAATAAGTTATTATGAAGTCAATTAATGAGTTTATCGCGGGTTTATCCTCAAAGAACACCTTTGCAGCTATCCAGTACGAGTCTTCAGCAGATAAGGTAGCAAAAAAGCTAACTTATGGTTGGTTGGCAGCCAATGGTATTTCTCGCGAAGAAGTACGTTGTATTACTTTCCGCACTTGTCAGTTAGGTAGCACTTATAAGACAAGAGTAGAAAATAGAGAAGGCGAAGGCGTGGCTATAAATCCAGGTTGGGCAAGAGCCTTAGACAACAAAGGGCATTTATTCGACAATCCAAAGAACCTTAAGAGATTCCTACGCGTGTTCTTAGTGCCAGGCAAACAAGTTACTTGGGGCTTTCCGGATGCAACAACAGAACGGAACCGATTAGCCTTAGTTAAGAGAATGCAGGAAATAGAGCCGGAAACGGAATCCAATACGTTTGAAGTAAGAATGATTGAGTTGGAATGTATTCAGAGTTTAAAAGCAAAAGAAGTTTTTCAATTAGCGTAAAAAAAAGTAGGGGAATGTTTTGATATGTTAAATATTCCCCTTATCTTTGCAACATATTAATCACTTAAATACTTAAAAAAAAATGAACAAGGAAGGTTTAAAAATTTCGCTTACAAATGAATTAAGCGAAGAGATTTTTTTCAATGCTTTATGTAATTCAATGGATTATATGTGTAGCTCTTATGGACTTGATTTAAAGTACAAAGAATCTGACTACCGTAAAGCTAAAGCTAAATTGAGTTCTCCATGTTTTGAAGATGTTTTGATGCAGATGATAAAAGATGGAATGGTATTTGGAATTAAGGATTTAGAAGGGGGTGAGGATGATGTTTTTATTACATTAGAGAGTATACATGAAAGAGTTAAAAATGTTCCATTAGATCATTTGTTAGACATGATAAATGGAAATGATGATGCAACTACTGGCGATGTTGTTTTACAGACTGTTCTTTACAATGAAATTATTTTTGGATAGGATTTAAAAAAGATGGGAGAATGTTTGGAAATGTAAAATGTTCTCCCTATCTTTGTATCATAATTATTTCACCACTTTAAATTTTAAAAACATGAGCGCACCAAAAGGATGGTATCGAAATTTGATTAGTGATTCTAACATCAGAATTGCATTCACTCACTCACGGATTATTGGTTGTACAATCGTTGACAACTCCAAAACTTTAGAGGATTTAGAGAAGTCAGAAGACCAATATGCACAATACTATATTGATGGACTGAAGTCTGGAAGTATGGTTACGATTGTAGAGAATAATGTCATAGACAGATACTTTAAGAGGGGGGAACTTTATTTCCTTGGCTAAAAAAAAGATGGGAGAATGTTTGTATATACTAAATGTTCTCCCTATCTTTGTAGTATAATTGTTCATCACTTTAAATTTTAAAACAATGCAGTATCAAATTAAAAGAGAATGTTGGAATGAGAAAACATTAAATGGATATGTAGATAATCCATATTGGAAAATAGATTTAAATAATTTAAGTTTTGGACTAACAGATAATGGTTATTTGTGGGCGATAGGAGTAACGGGACATATTGCAGAAAATCAATGCAAAGTCTATAAAATGTATATACAAAAATTAATTAAGGAGTGTAAACTTAGTATTGATATTAATAACCCCGCGGAAAATTAATAAGATGAAAAATAAGAAAAAATTATTTGATGAGATTGGGTATATCCAATTATACAAACGAGGTATGTGTATTACTATTTGGTATGAACGTACATATCATCAGTACTGGTATTATACTCAAAAGGAGGCAATCCGTTTGTTTAAAGAAAAATATGGAATCAAAGGTAAAGTAGAGAAAACTAATTTTTGTCCATACACATTTTAAATGCTCACCCACTTGAAAATATTAAATAAAATGAATAACAAACATATTTGGGAAGGTTGGACTGTTCAAGATTTTATAAATGAACTTGAACCCACATTTAATAGAATTGTTAACGGCCATTCCTGGACAGCACCTTTTAAGAACAGCAAAGAATTAAAAGAGTGGCTTATGGATAATCAACCGTATTATAAGAAGCATATCCCTGAGGTATTTAATTACTTTAAGGAAAGACTAAAGATATAATAACTTGTTTTTTTGCCCCGTCGGATTTAGTGTCTGGCGGGGATTTTTAGGATCAGTGAATTTCGCTCAAGGCAGGGCAAAGCCCTGCCTGAGTAATTTTTGGCAGGACTCCTTTTTAACATTTCTTTAACTATTATGGGAAAAACATTAACACTTCATTAACTACTTGGTATTGGTTTTACCCTTATCTTTGTGGTGTTATTAAGAGAAAGGGTAAGCAAATAGAAAGGCAAAAAAGTAATTTAAAAAAAGTTTGCCTAAAATTTGGAAATTAGAAAACTACTCTTTATCTTTGCAAAAGATTCTTAACCACTTTAAATTTTTAAACTATGATTCTTTCAGAAGTAAAAAGCGCAAACCTAAGCGCTAAGTATGTGGCTATCAGTTCACAAAAATTGATTAATGACCTTAAATCTAATGGGTTTGAACTTTCAGGCTTTCAGACCAAAAAGAAAGGTGCTAAAAGTTCCGCACACCTTATTAGAATGAGGTACAATAAGGAATTAATCTTAAAGGGTGAAACCTTATACCCCGAAGTTGTTATTCGTAATTCTTTTGACGGAACGGTTGGGTTTGAATGTTCAATGGGAATATTTAGATTAGTATGCTCAAACGGACTAACTGTATCAGATTCAAGATTTGAGTCCAAGATTTACAAAGTAAAGCATTTCGGAAAAAAAGCAATGGATATTTCGGAAAAGGTTATTTCGGGTGAAATCGTAGCTAACTTTTTTGATTTGCTACCTAAACTTGAGGAATATGTATTGCAGCAAATGTCTGTAAACTTGACCGAAGAAAAGGCTATTGAGTTTGCTATGAAAGCTGCTGCCTTGCGTTTTAAGAGAATCTTTACAGAAAAAGAAGCAAAAGTACTACTTGCTTCAGAAAGGTTTGCTGATGATGAAAATACCCTTTGGGCAATTCAGAACCGTATTCAAGAAAAATTGATTAATGGGTTTGCAGGTAGAAGAAAATATTCTGCTTTAAAAGACCCTAACAAAACTGCGGTTATCAATGAGAGGTTAGCTAATCTTTCTATGGAGTTCGCAAATTAATTTAAAAAAATGTGGGGGGATATTTGGATATGTCAACTATCCCCCATATATTTGCATCAGATTATTAATCACTTTAAAATGTCTTAAAAATGGATAAGTATGTTTTAGTTTGTTGGCCGGAAAGTCAATTATTAATGGACGTGGAATGGTTCGATGAATGTATACTAATGAATGACATGGAGCATTTAGCTGACATAGGTTCTTCTGCCTACTTTGTTCCGGAGGATAGATATTTGGAATTAACAAGTAAGTAATAAAGATGAGGGAATGTTTGGAAATGTAAAATGTTCCCCCTATCTTTGCGCTATAATTATTCACCACTTAATATTTTAAATCATGCACAATCTTCATTTAATTAGAACAAAAGCTGATTCTCATTCCGACGCTCTTAGTATTGTTGAAGACTTTTTACAAAGTTGGGGTACTGAGAATAATTGGTCAACTGTATTGGGTTCTCATTGCAAAGAGGATAAATCATTTTCGGAACATTTTGACGAAAAATGGGTAACTAAGGATGAATTACTAAATGACCCAAATAGATTTGATTTCTTAACAGAGGTAAATGCCTACTATAAGGAAGCATTCCATAAGGTATCTAATTTAGGAGGTACTGTATTGATTAAACCTTTTGATTGGAGGGCTGCTGCTAAATACTGCAAAGAGCAATCTGAGATATCAAATCTTTTAGACCCTACTAAAGTTGATATATGGTCAGATACTTTCTACGAGTTTGATATTGACGAGCCTGGCATTACAGACCTATGTTATGATGGTGCTCTAACTTTCATTGTGTTGGTTGATATGCACTCGTAAATAAAAACCCTCTTAGTGAAAGCTAAGAGGGTTTTTCTATGCCAGTGAATTTCGCTCAGGGCAGGGCAAAGCCCTGCCTGAGTAATTTTTGGCGGGATCCCTTTTTAACATTTCTTTAACTATACCAGGGAAAACATTAACACTCCCTTAACTACTAGGTATTGTATTTATGCTTATCTTTGCAGTGTTATAAAGAGAGAGGGTAAATAGAAAGGCAAAAAAGTAATTTAAAAAAAGTTTGCCTTAAATTTGGAAAATAGAAAAATACCCCTTATCTTTGCCAAAGATTTTTAACCACTTAAATAAACTTGCTATGTTAAAGCAAATTAATTTCAGATTAGGCGACGTTATCCATTGCATAGATATCAAGCCTAGCGCTACGCCTAAGCTCGCTAAAAAAGGCGAAATTATCCTACAAACTTATCATTTTTCTATCGACCAGATTAATGAGGGCAGCCTAAAAAATGATTCCAAGGTGTGTTTTGATTGTAAGTTCTCTTACAATGCAAACGGTGGAAAATCAGGCGGTTGCTATACCCATGCGAACGGATCCTTAGCGTGGGGATTAATAGCAAAAGTAAAAGCTTTAAAGAAGCGTTTGGATAACGGATTAATTCCGGAGGGAACAAATGGGGTAATGGAACAAATTACAAGCGTTACAAAAAAGGTTAAAATATCCTTTGCTAGAATGGGAACGTATGGGGAGCCTACCTTATTACCTTTTGAATTGCTAGAACAAATAAGGCCTTTGGTTGGCAAGGTATCGGGATATACTCACCAATGGCATAAACCCGAAAATAAGCAATATGCAAAATACCTAATGGCAAGTACGCATAATATATTTGACGTAAAATTGGCCGAAGGTTTGGGATTTAGGTCTTACAATGCGAGTGAGGTTGAAGGTGCTATCCTTTGTCCATCAGCGCCAACCATAGCAAAGGAGAAGCAAGTAAGCTGCGCTAAATGTGGATTGTGTGAAGGTGGAAAGAAGGCTAAGAATATCTACAATGTAATCCATTAACATAATCTTAACATAGGGGGACTTGGTTTTATCAAATGTTCCCCCTATCTTTGCATCATATTAATAACCACTTAAATTAAAAAACATGAAAAGGATTAAGGTTAGATTCTCTTTACAACGTGGAGAGAATTACATGAAATGGAGAGTCATTGGTAGCGATGGGGTTGTCACATATTACAATCCATGTGACGTTCAATTAATCATGAGAGGTTGCACGTTAAGGAACAATAAGAAATTAGCTACAAAGATTTACAATGGTGAAAGTACGAAGGTTGTATGTGCATGGATTTTATGTGATGATTTAGAGATTAGACATTCTGATTTTATTAAGGAATCTGATTTTAAAATTAAGTACAACCCTAAACTTGCTCCTCACTGGATGTTCCTGGGAGAGGATATAGATAATAGGAATATTTCTTACATTGTTTCGGTTGACTTTAAGTTATGTATTGATTTGATTCCCGATGCTATGGGATTGGGAGGATATAAGAGTTAAGAATTCCCCACGGAAAATTAACAAAACATTAACGATAGGGGGTATTGCATATTATATCCGATACCCCTATCTTTGCATCATAATTAATCACCACTTTAAAACAAAAAAAATGGAAAACATTGAGCAGCCAATGGAAACTTTTGATTTTTTCCTTGACCAAAAAATAACTACATGGATGCGTACTAGATTTAGCGTGGAAGCTACATCAAGAGAAGAGGCAATAGAGAAAGCTAAGAAGGAGTATGAGGAGTTATGCCGGGATGAATCTTGGGAGGAGATTCCGGACGTTCAAGAAACAATGACTGTAAGAGATAACGCTGGTTTTAGCACCGAAGAAGTTTACATAGATGAATTTCCTACAATTAAGATTTGGGAAAATGGCATGAACTCATTAGAAGATTTTTAACAAAACATTAACGATAGGGATATTGCATAGTATATCCAATACCCTTATCTTTGCATCATAATTAATCACCACTTTAAAACAAAAAAAAATGGAAAAGAATTTAGAAATTAAAACTTTTTGGACTAATAAGGCTAAAGAAGTTCTTCTCGGTAGAAAAATTGTAGGTGTTAGATATCTAACCGACAAAGAAATGCAGACACTTGATTGGTATGAAAGGTCTGTTGTATTTGTTTTAGATAATGGTACTCTATGTTTTATAGCATCAGATGATGAAGGTAATGGTGGGGGTAGTCTTCACTATTTTCTCAACAACGATGAATTTAATATCTTGCCTACATTATCATAATTAATCACCACTTAAAAAACAAAAAAAAATGAACTTTATTGAATTAACTGAATTAGACGGTACAAAATTTATTGCAAACATAAATCTCATACTAAGAGTTTATGTAAATAGTAAAGGTCTAACCACGATTATTGATTTGAACACCACTTTGAACACCACAGGTTATCCAATCTATGTTGAGGAATCATACGCAGAGGTTATAGAGAAAATCTATACAGTTGATACTAATACTCTTAGACTTAAATATAAAAATCAATAACCACTTTAAAACAAAAAAAAATGAAACACACTGTTAAGGTAGTATTTGGAAAAGAACAAGTCAAAAAACTTTACGAAGGTGAGACACTTACTGATGATGAGATTTATAGTAATGTACAAGAATATGATTTTGATACTTCAGCTGAAAAATCTGCTTTTATCAAAGGTCTATTTGAGTCTTTAGGATGGGAAGATATTTGTATTCCTGAACTTGAATTTAATCATAATAAATAACCACTTTAAAACAAAAAAAAATGTTAGTAGAACTAAAGGAAATCTCAAGAAGAGATTTAGTAGAGGCTTTAGAGGAATTACTTTCAGATGAGTTTGATTCATCAGAACTTGTTTACTTGACCGAAGAAGAACTCATTAGGTCTATAATCAATGCAGCTAAATTCTACAAAGAATCGTATAATAATTAAATAAAAAGTAAGTCAGGTAGCTCAATGGTAAGAGCGGATGCAGTCGGGTAGGCGGTGCAGGTTCGATTCCTGCCCTGACTTCCAAAGGTTAATAGATGTTTAAGTGGTTTGGCTCCTGGCAGTAATGTCAGGAGTTTTTTTTGTTGCTAGCAAATTTCGCTCAGGCAAGGCTTCGCCTTGCCTGAGTAAATTTTGCCGCTCCCCCTTTCCGGGATGGCCAGGGATCTATGGGGAAAATCCAGGCGTTAACATTTTTTAACATTTCTTTAAGATCCTTTTAACATTTGAAATTAGGATATTAGATAGATGGGATGTATCTTTGCAATGTCAATTAGATGATGGGGAATAGATGAGATATGGTATGGGTTACATTTTACTGCATTTCATTTTAACATGACTTTAACATTTTAGGATTAGGATATTAGATGGAATGTCATTATCTTTGCGACATATTATTAACCACTTTAAATTTTTAGAATCATGCCAAATTGGTGTTCAAATTGTATCTCATTTGAAGGTAATGAGAAAGCTATGGAAACATTTAGAAAAGATGTTGCCAGTATTGAGGACGGTCATTGTATATTTACTGCATTGACGGATTATAAAGAAGAATGGAGCTATGATGCTTGGTGTAATGAGTTCGGCACTAAATGGAGTGTAACGATGGACGATGACATTAGACATTCAGTAGAAAACAATGATTACTTTAATTGTGAAACGGCTTGGAGTCCATGTACGGAATTTGTTAAGAAGGTATGTAAGAAGTACGGAATAGAAGGACGGATTGAATATTCAGAACCAGGGAATGACTTTGCAGGATTTGTATCTATTGATGTGGATGGATGTATAGTAGATGAAGTAGTGATGTCTTGTAAGGAATATGAATATAAGCATTTAGATGTTGATTATTTATTTGAGAATTTTGTCGATGATGTTAAAGAAGGATTGATTGAAAGTGAGGAGGATGTAAGAGAGGAATATTCATTTGTTACTGAGGGAGATATGGAGAGATTGATTACATTGTATTATAATAATCTCCCCTCGAAAAATTAACATAATATTAACGCTAGGGGTATTGCGTAGTAAATTCAATACCCCTATCTTTGCACTATATTCTTTACCACTAAACTAAAAAAAAATGAGAGTTTTAATTGCGTGTGAGGAAAGCCAAGCAACAACAAAGGAATTTAGAAAGTTAGGACACGAGGCATTTTCTTGCGACTTACTACCGTGTAGCGGTGGCCATCCGGAATGGCATTTCCAATGCGACGTTTTCAAAGTAATAAATGAAGGTTGGGATTTACTGATTGGCCATCCACCTTGTACGTTCCTAACGGGAAGCGGTGTTCAATGGTTATCTAATCCCGAAGATAAGGACTTGCCTTTCGAAGAGCGTAGGCCTCATCCTAAGTACCCTAACAGAAGAAAGGATATGTTAGATAGCGTGGAATTTGTAAAGGCTCTTTATGATTCTAATATAAAACACGTTGCTATTGAGAACCCCGTTGGCTTATTGAGTAGCAGATGGAAGAAGCCTAATCAAATAGTTCAGCCTTATATGTTTGGGGATGAGGCGACAAAGACTACTTGCTTATGGTTAAAGAACCTACCCGAATTAGAGCCTACGAACATAGTAGGTAAAGGTGAAAGAACATTTTTCAGCTCGGGTAAATCACACCCTAAATGGTATGCCGATGCTTTGAAGAATGCTAAGACTAAGCAAGAAAGACAGACGTTGAGAAGTAAGACATTCTTAGGAATGGCAGAAGCGATGGCTACTCAATGGTCAAAATACATAGAAGAAAATTAACAAAACATTAACGCTAGGGGTATTGCGTAGTAAATTCAATACCCCTATCTTTGCACTAAATTATTCACCACTTTAAAACAAAAAAAATGAACTTTATTGAATTAACTGAATTAGACGGTAAAAAATTTATTGGAAACATAAATCTCATACAAAGAGTTTATGTAAATAGTAAAGGTGTAACCGTGGTTATTGGTTGGAAAACCTCTGGTTATCCACACTTTATTGAGGAATCATACGAAAAGGTTGTAGAGAAAATCAATGCGAGGTTAGCGGGTGTCAATAGACTTAAATAATTAATCACCACTTTAAAACTAAAAAAATGAAAAAAGTCATTGAAGGGAAAAGACCTGCTCCGATGAAGGATGAGAAGTACATCATCTTTAAGGGCGAGAGTATTGTAGGTACTGCAAATTCTCTTGCGAAAGCTTGGGAAATCTACGATGGTCAAAAACCAAAAATCCGGATCCTTGACGGTCGGGCTATCTATAGAGCAATCCACGAAGAGTAAAAATTAATCACCACTTTAAAACTAAAAAAAAAAATGAACGAAGTAGAAAAGGCAAAAGCAGTATTAAGAGCGAATGGTTACTTTGTAGATAACCTATGGCATATCCAGGATGTACAAGCTAACTACATGAAGGCTAGCGACGAAGAAGCTCAAAAGATTTTAAACATAGCGCTAACCAACGAAGCTACTATGGAACAAATATCGTTTGCAATTACCGATGCGATAGAGTCTTACTTTGATGATGAGTTAGATAACGATTACGAAGATTAACATAATCTTAACGATAGGGGTGTTGCATATTATATCCGATACCCTTATCTTTGCACTATATTATTTACCACTAAACTAAAAAAACAAATGACAAGGGAATTCGTTGAGAGCATAGAGTCCAAGTTAAATATTAATTTCGGGTATTTTATCAGATGCGATGACGAGAGAGTACGTGTAAATCCTAATATCTCTACACCTAAAGGTATAGCTACTGACATGTACTTTCACCTTTGGGAAACCGAAAGGTTAATCTATGCGTTGGAATTATTCGAAAAGCATAATTTAAACTATGATTTTGGGTTTCAGGAATGGGATGAGGAATCTCAAGAAATTGATGAAATACTGTACGTAGATAATAATTACCTAAATAATTGTTAGTAAAAAAATGTAAGGGAATGTTTGGATATGTTAAATACTTCCCCTATCTTTGCACTAAATTATTAACCACTAAACTAAAAAAAAATGGGCGACCAAAAAATTAAGATTGTAGAAGATTTTGTATGGCTATTGATTACCGACAAAGCTAAGGAAGTTTACCAGTCGGGTTTATTTGATGGTTCTATCTGTGCGCTACATGATGACGGTAGCGAGGATTTATGTGAGACCTACGAAGACCTTACCGAAGCATTAGAGAGAGGTCTTGAAATCGGGATAGAGGTTGGTCATATAAACAAACCAGAGCCTAAGAAAATAGAATGGTTTAATGACCTACGTAATTTAGATGTTAGGGAATTTAGGAACCTAGACCCTATTATGGAAGCTAAGACAGATGAGGAGTGGGTTAGAGCAGGAGAGCAAGGCATTCCAGCTTGGTGCTACTACAACAATGACCCAGCGAACAACGAAATATTTGGCAAGCTATATAATTGGCATGCGGTAAATGATAAGAGAGGACTTGCACCAGAAGGATATAGAATCCCAACCATAAAGGAGTTAGATGATTTGTATATTAGTCCAGGTTATCCAGCGTCAGGGTGGCGTACTAAAATAACTAATTTCTGTAAACATCTTCACGGAAATTACTTCACTTGTTTTGATGGCCTTAGAGAAAGAAGTTTCATTTGGAGTTCTACGGAAGATGATATTGATACAGATTTTGCTTGGTACAGTTACTTTACAAGACACCACGATACTACTCAGGGCATAGACGTAAATTACAAGTCAATGGGTGCATCGGTTATCTGCATCAAAGATTAACAAAATTTTAACATGGGGGGATTTGGATTTCTTGTTTATCCCCCCTATATTTGCATCATATTATTCACCACTTTAAAACTACAAAAATGAACGTTGACAGAAGTTCTTATTTATTCAAGATTGTTTCTTATCATGTATCAAACATCTGTAATGAAATTCTTAATGAGGATGATGAAAAATCAGAAAGGTACGGAACAAAGAAAGCTAAAGACATTTTAGAATACACTCACATGATGGGTTCATTTGAGTCAATCATGGAAAACTTAGATGCATTGACATGTAAGATAGTAGAGAATGTTCCTACCCACATCTTAGAAGGACATGATGAAATGTTATATGATTATGTTTTCATTAGTTTCTTAAATCACTTTTCAAAATAAACAACATGAGAAATAGTAAAGAATGGATAGCTGTCTTAAATGGCACAAGGATTGATTCTAATGGGTTCTACTGTGGTGCGGCCTGTGTTACCTCCTACAATAAGAAAGAGGCCATACGATTGCTCTCTAAGGCTAAGATGCATTACTTCGGCACCTATAAGATTAACAAGGAGGTTAGGAAGAATACAAACATCTACGCTAATTAACAAAATTTTAACATGAGGGGTATTGTATATATCATGTAAGCTCCTTATCTTTGTATCATATTATTAACCACTTTAAATTTTAAATCATGCAGTTAGATAAAGTAATGTTGGATAAATTGGAATCCTGGTTTGAGACCTATAATCCTGATAGTATGTTATTTGGATTTGATATAGATGAAGAGGATGAAGAGTTGATGTATAAAGATTATCAAGAGTTAATTGAGTTACTGGGGAGAGCTAAGAGGAATGAGTTAACAGATGATGATAAAGATGTTATATCATTCCATTTAGATTGTATTGAAAATGATGAAGAGTAATTTTTAGTCACCGCGAAAAACTTAAAAAAAATGATAGACCAAATTAAATTTCATAATGGCGATTTAGATTTTGAGATTGATAAAATTAAATCTTTTGTTTGCCATACATCGATTACAGTCAATGAAGATTATAATCTTGACTATCCATTTATATTAGATGTAGAGGATAGTTCTTATTTCTATGCAAATAAATTAGACAGAGACTCTGATTATATTAAATTAAAAGAATTATTGTTCACCACGAAAAACTTAAAAAAATGATAGACGAAAAAGAGTTAAGTGATTTTCTCCCAGGAAGGGATGTAAATGATTTTGTATTCACCGTGTTAGATAAGCACAGCGATGAAGTACTTACATGGTACATAGAAGATGTCCTTGATGAAATAAACAGAGACAGATCCGGAAAGTGGGTTGATTATACTAAGGATGATTGGTTCGATGGATGGTCGGCATTTTGTGAGGACGACATCTTTACCATGTTACAGATAGAAGATAAGGGAGATATAGTAGGAGCGCCTTTCCCCTTCATTTAAAATATATCAGCAAGGTAGTTCAGTGGTAGAATGGGATTTTATTATTCCCAGGACGCAGGTTCGATTCCTGCCCTTGCTACTAAAAATAATAACATGAGTTACGAATCAAAGTATATTGAGCAGCCAGTAGTGAGCGTGCATGATTCAGGTGAGGAAGGACCTATGCTTGTAATCCACAGTCACATCAACCAGAAGGGTAAGATGATTCTAAGCAAAGACGAAGCATCCCTACTGTTACTAGAGCTGTATAAATTCATTGAAAACAACTAACATGAAAGTATTAATAACGGGTGTCGCAGGATTCATTGGCAGTCATCTAGCACATTCTATGTTAACCCAATGTCACAAAGTGATAGGTGTGGACTTCATTGATGGAAGCGATACCCAGTTATTAAAGATGATGAGATTGAATGATGTATGGGATAATCAACAGGATAGAAAAAACACCGGGTACTACAACTTGGACATAGCAGACAAGAAGAAGGTAGACATCTTATTCTCCCTGCACAGGTTTGACCTAGTTGTTCACTTGGCAGGACAGGCCGGAGTTAGAGCTAGCGTCAAGGATCCGGATCTATTTGCCCGATCAAATGTCCAAGGATTCTTAAACATTATAGAAGCATGTAAGAAATATGAAGTAAAGCATTTAGTGTATGCATCTAGTTCAAGTGTATATGGAATGGGTAGTAACATGGATATGGCATTTAGTACAGATGATAGAACAGATGGGCCGGTATCCTTTTATGCAGCGACTAAGAAGATGAATGAATTGACGGCACATGTATATAGTCATTTGTTCAACATGCGTACTACAGGTCTTAGATTCTTTACAGTGTATGGTCCATGGGGTAGACCGGATATGATGGTTTATAAATTTACATATAACATCCATAATAACATTCCTATTAACATTTATAATCATGGAGAGATGTTTAGAGAATTTACTTACATTGATGATATTATTGATGGGATTAATATTGTGATTAAAAATGAAACGGATGTCAAGTACATGTTATATAATGTAGGGAGCAATGAGAGCATTAAGATTTTAGATTTCATTGATGTTCTGGAGGAGGAGATTGGAAAGAAGGCCCGCCGGAATTTAGAACGGATGCAGGACGGAGATGTTTACTTCACTGCGTCCGATGTATCACCCCTAAGAAGATTAGGATACGAACCGAAAGTAAAATACAGGGAAGGAATCAGACGGTTTTTAAAATGGTATGATTCAATAGACGATATAGAACACCGGACCATAATGGAACAGACCGGTGTGTAAGAGCAAAGTTTAAGTGGTGCATTTTAGAAGGTGGGCTCTAACCTCCCCGGTTAACCTACCTTCCTTTTAAAAAACAAACAAATCAATTATATGAGATCAATTCTTTCAACCTTTTTACTCTTAGGAGTGTTTTATTCTTATGGCCAAGAACCGATTAATTGTGTAATAAACAACACCGTTCTATTCGAAAATCTTGAGCCCGATCAAGATAAGTTCGAGTACGTTATCGTGGACCGGAGTACAGACCTGATAGACGGTATTAATCACATGCTTATGTTCGTAGTACCCCAAAGAAACAACCGGGTTGTATCTTTCCGGGGAGAAGAGCGGGAAGTGATTTACAACGCTAAGAAGAGACGGTACATCTTTGACGGAGGAACCTACAAGACCTACCCGGATCTACTTTCGGCGGTGAAGTTCTTTTTATTAACCAATTAACACATTTCTCACATGTCCAAAAAATTAAATTCAACGGATCTTATACCATTAGATTCATTATCATTAGGAGAGCCATTAGGTAATAAGATGGAAATATTTAATAACGTCATTACATCTATTAAAACATTTCCAGATTCAAATTATTTATGTTGTGCTTACTTGCTTATAGAAGATCCGGAAGATGAAACAAATGTATTCTTCTTTCCATTGTTTGAAGATGATAATAAGAACATGCAAGCATTCTTATTGAAAACGGAAGATGATACAAAAGTTTTTATAGATTACATGAAGAAAGTATCTGAAAATGTAAAAGTTCCAAAGTTGAAAGAATTCATAGATGAGATAAATCATGAGATTAAAATAGATTCTGAAAAAGGAAAATATTATAAATCATGTAGAGGAGTATTAACCATACCGGCATAAATTAGTCGCCGGGCCTGGAAAATTGGCCCCGCGGAAAATTAAGGAACGCATTTAGATTAGAGCCCAAAAAAAATATGGAAAAAAATATTCGCCGGGGCTTGCATATATCAAAAGAATGTATTATCTTTGCAGCATATTAAAATGATCAACATGGAAAATGAAAAAATAGAACGGCTGTTAAATAGAACGGCAATTCTTATACAACAACGGAAAGAGTTAGAGGATAAAGAGAACGCACTTAAGAAAGAAGTACAAGAGGCCTTAGAAGAAGCAGATCTCCCAACGCTATCGACTTCAATGATATCGGTAATAAAAGTAACAAAGAAGTCCTTTACTTACTCTCCGGAAATTCAACGGCTGGAGAAAGAGGTGAAGGCAAGGAAAAGCCAGGAAGAGATTTACGGTATAGCAAAAGAAACGCTTAAGTCTCACTACATGTACACACTAAGTAAACAATTCGTAAAGGATGCTTATGACGACTTTGGAGACATTTAAAGAACGATTCACCGACGCACTTTCCATTAGGTTGAACGGTGTTAGATACTGCGGTAAACGACTACAAACAGACGGAGTTGAATTATATGTTTTAACCGGTGACTATAATCCGGTTCATAAACAATACATGGAGTACATGGCAATGGTCCACTCTCCAACCGGTAATATAAACATAATAAGCATGGAAGAGAACGGTAAGTTATTTCCTTGGATTACTTTGAACATGGCCAAACAGATCACAGAATTTATAAACATTAACAAAAAGGGTGCAGCCCGTAAATAAATTAACATGGAACAACAGAAGAGTAAAAAGTTTGTAGGTAACGGCAGACTAATCACAACGAAAGATTCGACCGGCTTTGGTATGAGTATATGTATCACCGATCTATTCGAATTATGCATGAAGGATCCGGAAGTATCTCAATTCATTTATGTGTCAGAGAAGACCGGTAAGAAATATTTACCGCTTATCGCATGGCCACTAAAAGAAGTAAGAGACGAGGATAAGTTCCGGACCCACGCCATTAGCATAGACACTTATAAGAAAGACGAAGCTAAAGGCCAGACATCATACACAGCAAAAGCAAACCCGGAGCCAAAGCCGAAGGCCGCACCAAAAGAGAATAAGTTCGACGATGTTTTTGAGAATGCATTTCCAACAGCAGCGGCTACAACTACAGTGTTAACGGATGACGATTTGCCATTCTAATCTTACATGAATTAACTTTATATAACCATTAAATCTTTTAAAAAATGCTATCAACAAGCGTATTAGTTTTATTATCTATCACATCCATTATCTTTATGATCATGGGTATAGCAGTTCTATCCGACAAAGCAAAAGTAGATTCTCCATGGGAAAAGAAAGTACCCGGATCCTTGCTATTGTTCTCCGGATTAGCTCTATCCCTCGCATGTATCATAGACATACTTGGTTAATGGTTGCATGTGAGAAGGGAACCGATGAAAGTCGGTTCCCTTTCTTTATGTTCTATCTCCCTGGTCACAAAAAAATATAAAAAAAATGTAAATGATTGATTGTCAATGGTATTTTAATTTCAAACATGTCAATTAGATCAAAAAAATGCATTTTATTCTATCTCCCTGGCCACAAAAAGATCAAAAAAAACATAAAAAGTTGACAATCAATGCTATTTTTTATCAACATTTCTCATAAATGCACAGTAAAATGTATAAAAAATGCACAAATGATGTAAAAATCCATCATTAAGCATGTTTTTTTAATGTAATGTTGCAAAAATCAAACAAAATGGAAAAAATTAATAGAAAAGGCATCCCATATAAGAAGGATGCGGACAAACAAACCACTAGTGTTATTATTAGAGTAACAGAAGGCCTAAAGAAAACAATTCAAGACGCAGCTACTAAAGAGAATAAAACTGTGTCCGAAATGCTTAGAGACCTTACTTTAAACGATAAACCTATAAAGAAACCCGTTAAAGCAACCGTTAAAAAAGCAGTTGTTAAAGAAGAGGCTAAAGCAGTTGTTAAAGAAGAGGCTAAAGCAGTTGTACAAAAAGAGAAAAAGAACAAGAAAAAGCTAGCATGGAACGGTATATTTGGTGGTAATAGAGTCTATCAACATATAATAATTTGGCATGACGTTAAAGCGGAAGTCCCGGCCGATGCTGCAAGAAGTTACGATAGATACCATGAAGACATCCATGTAGATGGTTGTAAGTTATTGTTATTAGTTAAGGTAAAAGAGGATGGTGAAACATATCTTGAGCTAGAAGAAGGATGGTATGATGCTAAGATGGACAGAAATCACATATATAGAGAGAAAGGTGCAGAGGGAAAGGTTATCGCCTACGCTTTTGTACAGGCCATCGAACCCATAATGATATTTAATAAAACAGAAGAAGACTAAAACAAATGGAAGAAAATAACGAACATTGGATATCTAAACTAACGGATAAACAGGTATACATCATATCTTTCATCCTAATAGTCACTCCAACACTCTTATATTATGGATTTAAATATGTGTTTAATCTGCTTTCCAATTAGACATCAAAGAATCCATTTTAAGGCATATAGCGTTCATTCTGCTGCATCTTCTCATACCGGGTGGAACTAGATGAAGGGTTCCACCCAAAGTTTATTAGGAGCCAACTGTGAGGGAAAAAAAGGCATTCGATGAAAAAATTCGCCTGATTCCCCCCGCCTTATCTACATACTAAACCACATGCACTACAATTTAACTTACCACATAGAACGTATTTTTTGCTGCTCATTTCCCGATACTTGCACATCACTTCCAGTACTACTCCTACACGTTATTGATTTATTCATCTTATTTTTATCATTTTCTTTCATTTATCATCTATCTTTTCATGTTACAGTCATATTGATTAGGATTACATTTATTATTCTTTATGTTCTTGATATGCTTTATAGATGATTTTATATTGGATGTCTTTATTAGCTGTATGTAGATGTTATATGGATGATGTTAGAATGTTATATGGATGATTTTATATTAGATTTGTATTATCATGTTATTTTTATGTTTTATTTGGATATTATTATTTTATGTTGTATCTTTGTATTCATGTTATATAATGTATATTGATGTTATTATTTAATTTTATTATTTAATTGCTGGGATTGTGTATTATGTAGTGTCCCCGCGCAAAAGTAGAAAATGATTGACTTAAATGATATGGAAAGGAAATTGGATGAAGCATTGAGTAAAGAGACTAAAGAAACATTGACTGATTTTGTAAACATGAAAAGAAACAAAATGGAAAAGACAGCCGTAGAATGGTTGATTGATTGGATGAAGTCAAATCAATACTTTATAGGAAATGATTTATTAGAGGCAGCACATACAGCTAAGGCAATGGAGTACTTCCAAAATAAAAAAATGTATGAGAGAGGTGCCGAAGATTTTGTAAAAAAAGTTAATCAATTAAGTAAACCATCATCTAATGAATAATGAATTTGTAAGCTATGAAGTTGCATCAGAACTTAAAGAATTAGGATTTGATGAATCTTGTTTTGGATATTATGATTGCGAAAGAGATTTTAAATTTTTACCTAATAAAAGTGAATTTCTTGAATGTGAATTCGCTGCACCGACATTTTCTCATGTATTTAGATTTTTTAGAGAGAAGTATGATCTTTTTGGATGTATTGATTTACATGTGAGTACACCTCTTCATTGGTATGTAAGAATTGATAAAATTTCTATTAATGATTATCTTTACCATTCAGAAGATGATTTTATATATTATGCGAATTACGAGGATGCGGAGTTAGCTTGTTTAATGAAATTAATTGAAATTGTTGAAAATGTATAATTATGATGAATGAACTTATTTCTTATAATGATTCTTTAATGCTTAGAGAATTGGGATTTGATGAGGCATGTTTTGCTTGGTATAGTAAGGGTCAATTAATACTTGAACATCATATCATATTTACTGGAGATCAATATTACATGAGAGAAGAGGATTGTAATGCCCCCACATTTTCTCAGGCCTTTAGATTTTTTAGAAAGAAATTTAATCTTTTTAGTTGTGTTGAATTACATCTTAACTTTCCTATCCGTTATTATTTTATGATTGAGGAAATTGGTAATGATGATTTTGTTTATCACACAGAAAATGAAACCATATTTTATGATAAATATGAGGATGCGGAAATAGCTTGTTTAAAACTATTAATTGAATTAGTTAAAAATAAATCAATATGAAACATACCCTTGAATTGAAAAAAGAATTTGTAAAATACGAAGTGGCGGTAGAACTTAAAAAATTAGGATTTGATGAGCCTTGTTTGGGTAGATGGTTAGTGGTAAAAGAATGGGAGGAACCAACGGGAGAAATTATACTACAATTAGGAACTAAAGCGGAGGACTATGATAAAAGTCAATGTCCAGCACCCCTATTTTCTCAAGCATTTAGGTTTTTTAGGGAGAAGTATCAATGGCAATCATACATAGAACCAACTTCTGATCAACATAGTCGCGAACTTGGATACAACTATTATCTTTGGAATTATAAAACAGGTGAGGAATATAATACAATGCCTCAAAATTGCCCCTCCGGAGATTGGGAATTTGAAAAGTATGAAGATGCAGAATTGGCATGTTTAATTAAATTGATTAAAATAAACTCATGAGACTAACACCGAAAGAAAAAGCAGAAGAATTAGTATTGAGGTATCTAAGAATCGATAATAATACTAAAGAATGGTTTAATTCGTATATAGCAAAACAATGTGCTTTAATTGCAGTTGATGAGATATTAAAAGCAAGAGAAGTTAGTCCAGGGGGATTAATTTTAGATGGAGATTATTGGTTAGAAGTTAAAGAGGAAATTATTAAACTTTAAAAACAATTATAAAATGTCAGAAGAAAAAGCATTGTTAGCAGCTCATATTTTAGAGAGACTTACTAAATTTAGACGTATTTTTAAAATCTTAGCAGAAAGTAGAGAGATACCTGAAATTGTATTTAGATGTAAAGATATTAACTTTAAGGAAACTACTTTACATATTAATGGAGAGGATGCAGGATTGAAGAGTATTTTTGTTGAGTTTAATAAAGATGCTATAAGTAATCATATTTTTAGACTAGAGGAAGAATTAGAGAATTTGTAGATTCCCCCGCGGAAAATTAAGAAACTATTAACATAGGAGGAGTTGACTTTATCGAATATTCCTCCTATATTTGCAACATAATATTTACCAATTACAAAAATGATATGATAAACGAGCTAAGAAAAAAAGAAGCACAACAAATTAAAAACGAAAACATGATAAACAAGATTAATGAAGAAATTGCGGAGCAGTTTGGTTTAAACTTTGATGAATTACTAGATGATTTTTTAGAAGATTCTTATAATGAACATAGGCGAGGATCTACATTCTATGTACAATCTATTGTGGAAATAGATGAAGAGAATTATCCGGATATTGATAAACAACTTTATGGTTATTGGCAAACAAATCAATATGTTTTTAGCGATGATTACGGTTATGACAAAAGAGATATTGATACCTTAACGAGAGTAACCGTAAAAGAAAAAACTGTTATTGAAAAATATTGGGAAGAAGTAGAAAATTAATGGTAAAATTATGAACAAAGAATTTCCAGCATCTTATAAGCATTTAATTTCCCTAGCGCCCAGGACATTGAAAGAGTTATTATTCAATCAATGGGGAGCTAAACAAAACGTAGTATGGCATCCAGAGGGGAATACCTTAAAGCATATTATTGTAGTATTGCGAAGAGCTTATGAAGAGTATCCGGATAATCCTAATATAATAATGGCAGCTCTATTCCACGACTTAGGGAAAATGGAAACCTATGGTATAAACGAAAAAACGGGGCAGCCAACTGCGTATGGACATGAACATAAGTCAGCAGAGTATGTTTTGCAGTATAAAGATTGGATCCTGTCTTTTGAGGGAACGGACATTGAATCCATACATTTTATAGTAAAGAATCACATGTTGGTAAAGTACCCCAATCCCGTGATAGAATCCATGAGACCCTTTAAGCGAGAAGCCATTGAAAATCATAGGTCATTCAATGATTTAATATCTTTCTCTACAATCGACAAAGGAGGAATTATTTAACTTTAAAAACATAAATTATGAGCTCAATATCAGTAGAGATAGATGTCGACTTCGAGGATTACCTAGATGAAATTGTTTATGAATTTAAGAACAGTAATCGTTTCAGGCGACAGCTATTAAAAGCAATGGAAGAAGAGGATATTAAAGTGGTCGACAAAAATGATGAAAATGAGGATGATGATGAAAGATGTGTATGGATTAATAAAATTTTAGTTAATTATTGGAAGTTGACTCAAGAAGAAACTGATTTAATTAAAAAAATTGCAGATAGATTTTAAAATGACATGAAATAATTTGTTTTTGTCATTTTTATTCGTATCTTTGTGTATTATTATTTCACTTTTAAAAATATTAATTATGTCTAAAGAATCGTCTAATTCAGGTGTTAGTTTCATGGGTGCATTAACTATCCTATTCACTGCCTTAAAACTTACTAATTATATAGATTGGTCTTGGTGGTGGGTTCTGTCTCCTATGTGGCTTCCGCTATTTGTTTTATTAATGTCTGCGGGACTAATATCGGTTATTAAGTATGTTAAAAGTACAAAAAAATAAATAGTTATGAGTAGTTTTGATTATCAAGGTTTAACGCCTAAAAGAGTATTTCCGGAGTCTATGGATGAAAGTCTCATTGGAAGAAAAGTAATGTATAAAGAGGAATGGAATAATGTCAATGTTCAATATGAGCATGGTACCATCACTTCATTTAATGAGAGATATATTTTTATTGATTTTAGAGGTAATGGATTTGGGCAAGCGTGTAAATATCATAATGTCTTGTTAGCCCCCACGAGTATTGCCCCTCACATTTGTACACTACCTTAATTAAATCTTATATCATGTTGTATGTTAGTATTGATATTGAAACAAGTGGATTGAATCCTAAGAAAGATCAAATCCTATCATTTGGAGCAATCATTGAAGATACAAGTAAAATGTTATCATTTGAAGATTGTCCTAAGTTCTATGCTACTGTTATTCATAGACGTATTAAAGGATCTCCGAAAGCATTATTGATGAATGTAGATTTAATTAAAGACATTTCAGATTATTTAGAAAATGAGGATTTAAGTTTAGATGATGAAAATAATACATGGAATGGAATTTTTATCGATTCTTTTTTATTGACTGAATCTTTTACTACATTTCTACATACTCATGGATTTAGACATGTTAATTCTAAATATAGGATAAATGTAGCTGGAAAGAATTTTGCTATGTTTGATATGTTATTCTTAAATAATCTTCCTGGATGGAATTGTCATGTTCATGTTAATAAGAGAGTGTTGGACCCCGCAATTTTATATTTTGATTTGATAAGAGATTCCGAGTTACCATCTTTAGATATATGTAAGATGAGAGCTAAGATTGATGGGGATGTTAGTCATAATGCTTTATTGGATGCATGGGATGTTATTCAATTAATAAGACATAAATTTGAAATGACTCACAGCGGAAAATTAACATCTTATTAATAAAGATGGATAAACGTAAGGACAGCGTAATAGCTTGTAAAAAGGTTTCCGAAAAAGTTGCAAATTCAAATCCTGTCATTTCTGCAAAAAAGTTATAAAAAATAACACTTTAAAACAAATAAATGATGTTTAGAAAATTAAAAAGAGTATGGTCGTATAATAGTTATTCGTACATACCAAAATTTCAAGAAACGTTTCCTGAATTACGAAATGTGTCGTATGAGGATATGTGTGACAGATGGCAATCTCTTAAGATTGATTTCTATACGGAGGAGAAAACAGAAGCAAAATGGTGGGTAAGATTAACTCTTCCATTGGCCTTAATGGTTGTTATAGTAATGTGGATTGGACTTCCTTTTCACTATATATTTACGGGTAAATGGTCATATAGCCCCGGAGACAAAAGCCGAGTTTTAAATTGGTTTCGGTCTTTAGGAATTAGTTAAATTAACATAGCAAGGTGGCGGAATTGGCAGACGCTATACTTAAGCAGTTGAAGCTAGGTAATTCAACATTGCAGGTTCGAATCCTGCCCTTGCTACGCAAAAAACATAAGATGGAGTTTCCTTACCTTGTAAAAGATGGGTTTTAGAAATCTTAACTAGTCAGGTGGCATATTGGTACGCATTGGGATTATAGTATCACTTGCGAGAATGGATTTATCTTTAAAATATTAAATCAGCGAAGGGGTACGATTCAAATTTTTAATAGCGATGGGACTCCTTTAAAATGTGGAGAAAAAATATATTAAAAACTTGTAGGTTGGATATATATTTTCGATAGCCTGTACCCTTGAGAAACTCGTATTAGCCAGGCTGTGAATATAACGGCAGGTAAGATAAGCAGGCATGCTCTGATATAAAAGGGTAATAGAATAAAGAGCAAGTTTTAACTTAAAAATGTAAAAAAATGTTTGAGAAGATGTATGAAGGTTTTAAAGATGTAGAGGATCCTAGTAGATTGTATGAAATTAAAATGGATATTAGGAAATCTAGATATGAAATGTATGAAAAATGTTTTAGTAACCTAGCAAAGCCTATCGTTAAATTTTTTACCGATGATTGGTTTGTTTTAAAAAGATAATATGAAAAGTGTAATTATTGGCGACATTCATGGTAGAACATCATGGGAACAAATTGTTGAAAAAGAAAATGATGCAGATAGATTTATATTTGTAGGAGATTACTTTGATACACATGAATCGATAAGAGTCATAATTCAATTACATAATTTTAAACGTTTGATTGAATTTAAGAATGATTCAAAAGCAGATGTTATTATGTTAATTGGTAATCATGACTTTCATTACATGCCTTTTGCTAATGAAACGTATTCAGGACATCAGAGAGGACATCATCATACTATTCAGATGTTATTGATGGAAAATATAAAGGAGTTATCTATGTGTTATAAGATGGATAATTATTTATTTAGTCATGCGGGAGTTAGTTCTAAATGGTTAGAGTACTGGGGTAGTAAGATGAAGGTAAATATGAAGGATGATGTTGATGTTATTGTTAATGATTTATTTATTGGTTCTCCCCGCGCTTTTAAATTCGCAGGATGGGACCCTTATGGAGACAGTGCTGAATCTTCTCCTATATGGATCCGGCCTAAGTCATTACAGGAATCTAACTATGATACCTTTCGGAAAGAGTACATCCAGGTTGTAGGCCATACACAACAAAAGAAAATAGATATTAAGGGGCATACTACGGGAGGGAGATATTACTACATTGACACTCTAGGTACTAGCCAGGAATATCTAATTATCAAAGATGGTGAAGTTAGCGTAGGCCAATTAACAAGTGATTAACAAAAAAAAACTTGGATACTACTCAGAATTGTTCTATATTTATGTAAAGTTGTAAAAATAAAGTATGCAAAAAGAAAATTTTAAAAATATCTTGAAATCTTATTATGATGTATGCATTCACATAAGTGATTTACATGATATAGGATTTAATTTATCGGATAATAAACGTTTTCCTATAGATTTTTTGATTTCTAATATATTCAGTCAAAGTATCCTATCCCATTATAACGATGATGGATTAGATTGGGTAACATGGTATCTCTTTGAATTTATTAAAGTACGTACTCTTAATTCAGATGATGAGTTGATGTATCCGGATAGAGAACCTGCTGCATGGGATTCCGAGGGTTCTCCTATATGTTTTAATATTGATGTATTATACGATTACATTAATAAGAATTGTAAACCTGAAAAACAAGAATGTTGCTAGTAAAATCAAAAGTTGTACATTGTAAGAAAGAAAGTTATAATGTATATATTGGAAGGCCGAGCAAGTGGGGGAACCCTTTCACGCACCGGCCGGATGGAAAAACTCTTGCTAAGTATGTAGTGAAAGATAGGAATGCTGCTGTCAATGCTTATAGGGAATGGATTACAAATGGAGATGGAAAACATTTATTGGAGGATTTACATGAATTAAAAGGTGGAAAGATTCTTGGATGTTGGTGTAAGCCACAAGCATGTCATGGAGATGTTTTGTTAGAATTGTTAGATAAATTAACCCTGCAAAATAAATAACATGAATTTAGAATCTATACTTGAAAAATATCCGGATGAAACATTTTTAAAAGCAGATGGATTTGATGATGCTATACTTGGAGTAGATGAATCTTCCATGCGTCTTATCTATTCTATATCTAAATGTATTGATATTCTGATGGAAGACATGTCAGATGAAGATGCTTTAGAACATTTTTATTATAATGTTAGTGGTGCTTATGTTGGAGAACAAACTCCTATTTGGTGCGATGATTTTGATTAACTTAAATTTATTATTATGTACATCTTAATTATTTTATTCATTATTATAATTGGGTATATCCCCGCGATAATTCTCTATTACTATATTAAATCCTATGTGTCTTATAAAATAGGATATTATAAATTGAGAAAAAAGTTTGGGTCAATGTCAACCAATCATAAAAGATACAAATTTCCTCCTGTTGCTTTCAAAGATATTCTAAGGTGCTTTTCAAATAAACGTGATGATAAGTACCAATACCTTGGCATTTCCTGGAATATATTTAAAGAAGGTACAGATTTACATAAACATCTAGAAGACTTTATTATGTTTGTTGCAAAGAAAGCTAAACCATGGTGGTGTCCTGCATTTGTGTTGAATCTCCTTCATTTATTTGCTAATGATAACTCCATTGTTAGGTGTAGGAACCAACATTTATCAGCTGCTCTTAGATATATTACTGGCGGATTGTTAATAACTGATATAAAAGTAAAATATGGTACAATAAGAGTTTATGGCTATTTTACTAAAGAGATTGACGAGGAATTAACAAAACTTGAAGAATTAATCGATCCACATTTAGAGGCTTATTGATATGATTACACAAAAAAGAAAAGAGTATCTTAGAAATAGATTTGCTAACTTGTCAGAAGAAAAAAAAGAGGAGCATAGAAAAAAAAGATTAGCGGACTACCATTCAATGTCTGAATATGCTAAAGAAAAAGAAGTGAAAAGACGACGAAAATATTACATAGAAAACAAAGAGAAGTTAAGAGAAAGACAAAGAGAATACTATGCGAAAAACAGGGAAATTTATGTCGAATACGCTAGGAATAAAAGAGAAAAAGAAAAAGAATTAAAAAAGTCGTTAATTAGTTTGGAAGTTACAAAATAATAAGTTATCTTTGTGTCATTAAATGATAGTTTATGAAAAATGAAAATAGTGTTTGTTTCGTGTCCGTTATAAATAACATTCAATCTATTCCGGATGCTGATAATATAGAACTAGCTGTTATAAATGGCTGGCACTGTGTTATAAAAAAAGGTTCTCATTCAATTGGAGATTTAGTTATTTGCGCTACTACAGATGCTACAATACCTTTGGAAATTTCAGAAAAATTAGGTGTCACTAATTATCTCCGTAATAAAGAAAGGGTCAGAACAATTAAGTTAAGAGGCGTTTATAGTGAATGCTTGATAATGCCAATTGATTTAATTCCTGAAAATAAAAGGAAAAATGGTGAAGATTTAATGGATGTCCTTAAAATATCTAAGTATGAACCTCCGGTTAAAATGATTAGATTAGCCAATGGTAAAAAGAGAAAATACTATGAAAATCCTAATTTTCCCATTTACTACAAATTTCCTAATTTTAAAAATGTTCCTAATATTTTTGATGAAAATGATTATGTAGAAATCACTAGAAAAATACATGGAACAAATGCAAGATACGGGATTGTTAAGAAGAATAAGCTATCTCTGTGGATCAAAATTAAAAAATTCTTTGGTTTTGAGACAGGTTGGGATGAATATGAATTCGTGATAGGTTCTCATAATGTAGAAAAAGGATCTGATAGTCAGGGTTTTTATGATACTAATGTTTGGTATGATATTGATGCAAAATATGGTATTAAAGATAAACTTTGGCACCTCGCTAAAAAAAATTTATGGTTGGGTGATGCGGGCATAGGTACAGGTTTTATAATCTACGGTGAAATATATGGAAAAGGAATCCAGAAAAATTATGAGTATGGGTTAGATGATATACAACTTTGTATTTTTGATGTCGAATTGGATAAAAAGTATTTTAATTTGACTGCTGCTAAATATGTGGTTGAGGACTATTTAAATCTACCTTATGTTGAAGTACTATATAAAGGACTTTATTCAGAGGAAGTAAAAAATTCATTCGTGTTCAATAATTTTATAAACAACACTAAAGTTCCTCACGAAGGTGTTGTTATAAAAGCTGTTGATGGAAATAGATCGAAAGTAGCTAAAGTAATAAACCCGGATTACTTAATATATAGTGAAAAAAATAATGTCGGGGATTCACATTAATCAATCACAATTATATCACAAAGTATGAGAAAATTTTCTGTTAATTTATTGGTTTTATTTTTCTTTTTATTAACAACTTGTATTGGATCTTTTATGGTTATGGTATGTTGGAATTTTTCAATTGCAGATTATTTTGAATTGAAAGATTTATCCTTCCTTCAATCTTTTGGACTTTATGTCATGTTAAGAGTTATCTTAGACAATCCTATAAAAATAGAGGCGACAGATCAGTCGGATAATGAATAATAAAATAAACAAGTATGAGGCCTTTTTGTAAAGGTCTCATATTTATTTAAAAGACATTATGGATTCTAAGAAAATAGATTCGGTTAAATTTGGAAATCAACCAGAAGAGTATGTAAGAAAGATTGAGAAAGATAAATACGGAACTCTTAAAAAAGCAAAAGATTCCGGTATGATAGATGAATTTATAAAAAAGTTCCCTCCTCCAAAGAATTCTTCCGATACCACAAAGAAAGAACTTGAACATCTTAAAAAGATTTCTGATAATGTTACGGATAAAGAAAAAAGTATGTGTTTTTACATGGAGCATCATCATTTAGATTTCTTCGTGAAAACGGCGGAAAAATTGGGTATTAAAGGTGTAGACCGGAAAAAAGTTAACTCCTGGTCGGATGAGGCTTATCCCATAGTATATTTCCTTAAAGATTACTTTAATAGACCTAGGCCAAACGAACTAGCCGGAGAGTACGGAATTAAACTACATCCTATAACTAGAACCGATGCAAATTCAGCTGCTTACCCTTCCGGACATACCATGGATTTCCTAGTTATGATTTATCAATTAATGAAATTGAAACCCTCCTCGAGAAAATATTTTGTAGATCTTTATAATAAAATAAAGGATGTTAGAGAATTATCCGGAGTTCATTACCCTTCGGATAGTGATGGGAGTGAAGAATTGTTCAAATTAATGCTGAAATACAAAATAATATAGTTATATTTGCACAATAAACTTAGCGTGTTTTTTAAAAAAATTTAGTTTACTAAAAAGTTTCAAACAATGAAAGCAGAATTAATTGATTTTATGGGAAGCGACCTTAAGATTGCAAATGTCGCTCGGGTTTCTTATGATAAAGAAGCATCAAATTACCCAGATAGCCAAAATGAAAATTTATTAGAGTTTTTATGGGAAGAAGGGCATGTATCTCCCTTCAGGCATGCGCAACTACAATTTAGGTTGTCCTGTCCAATATATGTAGAAAGGCAGCTTAGAAAGCACGAAATTGGCGTTGAAGTGAATTTACCAATGGAGAATATGTCTGTGAATTCGATATCAGGAAGATATGTAGATTTTTCAGATTCTTACTATGCTATTCAAACATTTAGATCCCAGTCAAAAGATTCAAAACAAGGCAGTGGCGAAGATTTGAGTAAATTAAGTAATGTGATAGCAAATATTACTCAAGATGAAATAATAGAGAATGCTAAAATAGCTTATGAAAAATTACTTGAATTAGGAACAAGTAAAGAACAGGCTAGATCCGTACTTCCATTATCCTTGGAGACAACTTTTATTTGGACTATGAGTTTTTTAGCTTTTATGCACTTGGTTAAATTAAGAATCAAGAATGACGTACAGAAAGAGACTAGAGACTTAGTTGCAGATATGTTGGAGCAAGTGAAAAATATGCCGGGTAATCCTTTTAAGAAGTCTTTAGAACTCTTAGAAAGAAAAGAAGAGGCGTTTGTTGTGACAAACAATAGCGGAGATATTATATCTATATTTACTAGTCTAAGAAAATTAAAAAAACATTTTTCGAATAAAGGTTGGATTTTTGATAAAACTTCTTTATCTTTGCAGAATAATTTGAAAACATTATTTATTACTAAAATGGGATTAGACGAAAGTTATGAAAAGATCTAAAGGTATTTTTTACATTGAAGGAGTTATAGGAAGCGAAGTATATGCTTCTCTATTTAGAAAAAATTTGTACGGAAAAGAGAATTATGATAAAACCATAATTTTTGATGAAATTATGCATAAAATAAATGGAGAAATAAGGATAGAGTCCTTAGTTTATCCAGGAAAAAACGCTAAGATAATTCAACAAAATGAATTTGACAATAACGGAATTTCAAAAATTGGACTTGTTTCAGATAAAATAGAAAATGTTTACTTTTTATACCCCCCTACGGGTTGGTATGATAGCGAAATACATTTAGATGAGCAAGGAGAAGTTGAACAAGTCATTTTTGATTTTAAGTATTTAGATTCAGAAAATCCGGACGATATAGATGATTTACTATTCTTTGATTCAAAGTACCTTCGTCTATTTATGGATAGTTCTCTAAAAGTAAAAGACTGTTATAAATTCACAAACTTAAATTTATTATGTTACAATCACAAGATTTAAAAAGGGATTTACCTAAATTTATTATTGCTTCTACTTCTTATTCATCAGAAGAAACCTTTATATTTGAAGCAGAAGACATAAAAGGCCGTCCAAAAATAGTAAGATGTGGAGGAATTGAAGAGTTAACCGGATTAGCTAAGAGATGGGGAAATGAAAATTGGGAATCAAAGGAAGATGCGGTTAATTTATATGCCTCAGGTTCCTATGTACTTGTCAAAAAAGAAGTATCGGATTTTGACAGTGCTTATTTATATATGTTAAAAAATCATTAAAATGAAAAAAGTATTTGTTTTTATGTTATTGTTTTATACTGTGAAAGGTTTTTCTCAGCATTTCATTTTAAATAATCCTGTTAGAAAATCAATTGACAGTATTATATGTGTGACCATTGAGTACAAAAAAAGAGCTCCTGCTCCTTGTAGTATAGAAATGGATACTTACGAAGTTCCTATTTATATGATTAGGGTCGGCCTTTACGATAGAAATATAAAGTCGGGTCCAGAGATAATCAAAATAAAGTTAGGGATACAGAACTACTACTACTATGCTCGTATGTATAATTCGTACAACAAGGCTGTTATTGATTTAGGAAAACTAAAGAAAGCGGGATTTTGCGATGCGTTTATTACAGCGGCTCCTTTTGATATGAGAGGGTTCTCATTTTTTCCGGAGGGAGCTACTTTTTCAGACGAAACTCTTATTAAATAACACTAAGGCCTGCTTTTAGCGGGCCTTTTTAATTTAATTTTTATGGAAACACCTTTAGAGCATATTTTATATTGGGCGGAAGCAAAAAAAGACCAGTACAGTGCTTTATCCAATGTCTCAAATGATCCTTCCTTTCATTTAGGTAGACTAGACGTAATGTTAGAACTAGTGTCTATAATTTATAAAAAACTACCAGAAGAAAAGGAAATGATTGAAAATGCTTATGAAGATGGTAAAACGGGAAATGGTAGAGGTAGCCACTACTACGAATCCCTATTTAATCAAGATTCTTAAGCAAATAAGTCGTTTGATATATTAAACTTGCTATTTCGTCACAGATATTCATCAAATAAGTATCTTTTGGAAGAGTCTTAGATTTACTTTCAACATATTTACTTAACATATCAAAGTATTTTATAATATCTTCATCTGTTTTTATATTGTATATACTACCAGGAACTTTTATATCTTTTATAATTCCATATTTACCTTGATAAGACTCAGCTAATGTATCAACTAAATCAAGAATAGTATCGTAATATGATTGAAGAGCTTTATGCTTGGCAAAAGATGATGTTTGTAGATGGTAAATTCTCGTTTGAGTGCTAGAATGTAGTAAAAATCCGATGTATTCGTTTATCATAGTTTTTTTATATAAATATTATGTTTTATTATAAAAATTAACTTCTCAAATAAAAATCTAACAATCTAACCAATACTTCTTCGTGGTCTACACACGCTTCTTTGTCCATTATATCGTTAAATGAATCTATAGTGGTATCATAATCATCGGCATCAAAGTTTATTTTTAGCGTCTTTAATTTATGTACGACAAGGGCATCCGGATCTTTCTCTTTAAACATGGAGTCTATGAACTTTCTATTAAAACCTAGCAAGTCGATATCCATTTCACTCTTTAGGATAATATCGAACTCTTCCTTTAGCATATCGTAATCCCATTCTCCGGAAAGCGCTATCTTGTTGTCTGCTATGATGAAAGCTCTTTTTTTATCATCAGTAAGGTGGGTAAGTCGTATTGTGGGAACCTCTTCAAGATTTAAATGTTTGGCTGCCATAAATCTTCCATGTCCAGCTATAATTTCATTATCTTCGTCTATGATAATCGGATTAACGAAACCAAATTCTGCTATACTATTTGCAATCTTCTCTACTTGAGCTTCATTATGTATTCTCGAGTTATAATTTGATTCTTTTATTTCAGCAATGTCAACAATTTCTATATTTAATTTACTCATGATGTCTTTCATTATAGTGTTCAATCAATAATCTTATAACTTCTGCGTTAGCTTTTATGTCGTTCTCATTCATCACTGTCTTGAATTTCTTCATCATGTTTGTATAATCTTCTATGTTATATGAGAAGACAATGCTTTTTTTATTTTTAGATGCAGCAGAAGATTCAGATTTAGTTGCAGATAAGATGTCATCATCATTTTGGAAAGATTCATTTAACATTTCAAAATCCTCATAATCAAATCCCATGGCCATTGCATCTATGTCGACAGAATTGAGATATTCTAATTCATCGCTTAATTTTGTATAGTCCCATTCTCCTAATTCTGTCAGTTTGTTATCTGCTATTGAGTAGGCTCTTATTTGATCATCTGTTAAATTTTCGATGCGGATGGCGGGTATAGCATCTATATGTAATGCCTTAGCTGCCAGGAATCGAGCATGTCCAGCAATAATCATGTTTTTCTTATCAATGAGGATAGGAATGTTAAATCCGAACTCTGTGATGCTCTTCATTAATTTTGCTATCTGTTCATCCGGATGTATCTTACTGTTTCTTGGATTCTCTGATAATCTATTTACATCTATATATTCAATCTTATTCTTCATCTTTTAATGTTTGGGCTCTCCGTTGTCTATATATTTCTTTATCTTTTCTTTCTTCATATTTTTTTAAAGCTCTTATGTTTCCACTTTTAGCTTCTTCAAATAGTTTCATGTCTATGACGTAGTCTGCTTTATCTATTCCTTTCTTGTATGCTCTATAGACTTCACTATTCTTATTGTAAAATTCATCTGTAAATGATTTCATATCAGATGTAGGAATATCTAATACATTCATTATTTTTTCTAATGAGTATCCTAATGTTCCTACGCCTACTATTCTTCTTAGAAAGTCTTCATCATTAAAATTCATGTTTCTGGGTTTATGGATTGGTTTCTTAAATCTTTGTTCTTTACTCTTTCTTTATATGCTTTTTTCATTTTCATTGATTCATTCTTTGATTCTTCCCATTGTGCTCCTAGTATCTGATGCATCCATTTCCAATAATCCCCGCCCTTTTTTTTGACTAGCCATTTCTCATACTCTGATCTCCTCAATACATCCTCTTTCCTACATTCCTTGATAAAGACATCATAAATGAATGCTTCATCTTTTTTCATCTTTTCATGTCTTCCGAATGGGAAATAATAATACATGGCATCAATTAGAAAATAAATTCTATCTGCGGAAGAAATGTCATTAAATGTTTTAGAATCTACGACAAATGCAAACAATCCTTTAATAGCATTTAGATGTAGTTTATCCCTGCGACGAATTAACCTATCACTATAATCAGCACCTTCCTCTGCTATAATCTGCAAGTATTTATGAAAGTTGTCTAAGTCTTTTCGTAAATATCTTCTCAAATAATCGGTAATGATAATACCACTCATGTAAAACTATTTTTTAAATCCTCTGAAAAAACTTAGTGTAGCATCTTTTAATTTATGTAATATAGATTTTTCCTCTTGTTTTGCTTTTTTAATGGAGTCCACTATCTTTGATACACCTTCAGTAACTATAACTTTTTCTCCCTGCGAAGTATTTACCTTGAGTTTATACACATGCTCCGGAGAGATTGTAGTTCTAAATCCCGAAGCATCCTCTCTTGTCTTATTTACAGGAGATGCTTTCTTTTTCTTTTGAACTTCTTGATTCGTTTTTACTTCTTTTTTTGAATCTATTTCTGTTTTTCTAGGTCTGCCCATAATTATAGGTTTTTATTATAAATAGTGTTATTTTGCTATAAACTTACCTTTTTATATAATTACACATTAATATCGATTATTTGTTAAGGGTTTTAAATTGTAGTATAATTCTAAATCTTTTTCCGCTAAACATTTTATTAATCTTTTAGATCCTTCACTATGATTTAATTTATGTGAATCTGATGTATTCAATCTTTTTAATTCTGTAAATGGTATATTTAATTTATTGCATATATCCCTAAAGTCCTCATCTAAAAATTCTGTTCGTCCTATAAAATTAATTGGCTTATCTATCCATGATATTTGAGTTACATGACTATCCATTATATTTTCATTTATAGCAGGGTAGAACCAAAAATCATTTAGTAATTGAATTATCATTACATGCTTCTCGTATAATGTGTCATTTACAGGCTCCGGGAGAGTGTTATCATCTGTCAAAACCAAACCTAAATTTTTTTTTGCTAGTTCACTGTTTTTATCCCATGAATAATTTAAAAGATCTGAATAATATGATTTGTACCACTGATAAGGTTCGCGTATGAAGGTAAATTTATAGTAAGAATTCCATATTGTATGACCATATTTTTCTAACAGCTGTGAACATGTTTCGTGTCCATACGGAGGTTTGTCGTCCGATGAAATACAATCCGGATCAACTTCTTTTAAATAAGTCTCTACGCTAGTTGAACCAGTCTTAGGAATTCTTACGAAGATACATTTATATTTATGAGATATAATCATAATAAACAGGTCTATAAACAATTATTTAACGTAAAAATAAAAAAATAGTTGCGTAAGTTAATTGTTTTTGTTATATTTGTACTTATTATTTATTTTTAAACATGAACATACTATGGAAACTATTTTTAGACTGAGATTTAAAGCGGAAAAAAGTTTTGCGGAATTAAAGAAAGGTGAAATTATTGAAGTATTTGAAAACATATTCGATACCGACGATAAAGATTTGGGATATGTATATGCGGGAACACCTAGGGGATTCTCTCTTGAGTCCTGTGATGCGTGGACGGGCTTTAGAGACTCTCTAGGGAATCGAATCTATGAAAATGATAACATACTAAGCAGATTCCTTGGAGACGATTACAAGCTATATATAAAGCTAGAAAGGGTAAGGTGGAATCCGGTTACTTTACAATTTTTTTGCGGGGACTATCCATTATATAGATACCAAGAAATCAAAAGATTAAATATCATTAGTAATATAACAAAAGATAAATTTAATGAGATACAAAAAATTATAGGACATAATTTCTCAAATGAAGATTTAACTCATTTAATATGCCCTTTTGAAGTCATGGGAAATATTTACGACCTATCAAAAGATATAGATGGCAAAGAAGATAAATTCTACCTACCACCAAGTAAAAAGATTAGAAATCCAAAAAAATCAGAAACGTATGACCCAGTGATTTAAATACTTCTTATCATATCAATCATTTCATCCTGAGGGAAAATATCCCACTTGCCGGACATAATAACGTTTGTATGAGAAAATACTCCTTTTACAAGACCTTTCTTTACATCATCTTTATAGTCTAAAGCTAAGAACGGATCTTGTGAATTAAAATAAGTGTGTAATCCTCCTTTTAAATCTATAGAGTGGTCATTAGATATTTTTATAAGTAATTTTTTCAATGCAGATATTTGATTGTCAGAATACCTATGAAAATGTCTAAACCCTCTAAAATCTTTTTTTAATGTGACTACTTGACTAGGGTCTACTTCTCTTTTTGTGTAAGTATAGAATTTAGTACCTTCTTTTGTTAAATATCCAAAGTTGCAAAGTTCTATACCTACAGATCTTAAGTGCATATAAGTAGCTCCGATTCCTAAATGATATGCGTAGTATTCTTTAGGGAAGGCCTCCACTATTACACCGTCGTATTTATGAGAAACATTTGTAACATTCTGCCCACCGATAACATATTGAGTTCCTATCCTGCCTCTAGTATCCGTAGCCCATCCATGAATAACATTATACGGATTATCCCAACCTGCTGTGTGGTGTAAGAATATATACTCCTTTTTTGTTTCTGTCTTTATATACTCTTTATCCGGCATGTGTCTTCGGTCAATAACTAAGTCTCCGGATACTTCTACTCTACTTAAAAAATCAGTAGTTAGTTCCCCTTCAAAAATAAGATTAACAGTATAATTATCTAATTTTCCGTCGGGGTAAACCTCATTATTTCTTTGAACATTCTTTACCGCAGCTTCTGTCAACGGGTCATATTGTCCAGTTTTACTAAATCCAAAATACTCTTGAATTCTTTTTATTAAATCCATGTCTTGCATTTTATTACATTGTTTCAATCCCAAAAAAATATAAACAACATCTTATCTCTTTCCTATTGACATAGCGGCACCAACCAATCTGCCAATACCTCCAACTTTTCCACTCTTAGGCTTTCTACTATAATACCCTTCATCTGTCTTCTTAAATGCATTAGAATCATTCTCTAATTCATTTGACATATATTGACATAGGGTTGTCATGTAATCGTGAGCTTTAGTTATTTTAGATTCAACCCATTCTGGTAAATCATCTCTTTCATTTATCATCTTGTGAATCTCTAAAGCATATTTCATAATATCTTTAGCCTGGTTTTTTGCCATTCTACCTTCTTCTGCATTTTCTCCATCATTAGGTTTTACATCTGGCATTACATTTTCTTTTTTCATGTTTAATAATTCTCTTAGTTCATCAATATCTTCTTTTGTTAATTTAGTATATTTGTCGATTTCCTTATCTGACATATCTTTAGCTGCATCTTCTACATTTTTTCCTACATCTGCTGCGGACATTTTCTTATCTTTATAGGCTTTTACTATTTGAAAGAATTTTTGCTGTTTTTCTGATTTTGCTGGCATTTTGTTTTGTTTTTAATTTTTTATGCTAAACATATACTTGTTACTGATTTATTGTATTCTTCTGTGCTTGTTACAATTCCTGAAGACCTACCTGCTGCTACAAATGCAACACTTTGTGTTCCTGAACCTTCAAGTCTATATCTTGCAGTTATCATTGCACCCCCTGCTGACCAAGATGTTCCATTGTATTCTTCTGTGCAAGATACAAATGTACCTGAAAAACCTCCTGCAACAAGTGCTGCGTTTTGCGTTCCTGCTCCTGCCATTTCAGCTGCAAATGAGAACATTCTATTACCCCCTGCTGACCAAGATGTTCCATTGTATTCTTCTGTTGCACCTGTGTTAAAACTTGTTATTCCTCCTGCGGCAAGACCTTCATTTTGTGTTCCTGCTCCTGCTAAACCATATCTTGCTGTTATCAATGTACCACCTTCTGACCAAGATGTGCCATCATATTCTTCTGTGCAAGAAACCCTTACATTTCCATAACCTCCTACTGCAAGTCCTGCATTTTGTGTTCCTGCACCTGCTAACTTATACCTTGCAATTGACAATGAACCACCTGCTGACCAACTTGTACCATTGTATTCTTCTGAATTAGCAATACGAGTAATATTGTCAGATAAGAGTCCACCAAAAACAAGAGCCTCATTTTGTGTACCCGTTCCTGCTAAACCAAATCTTGCTGTTGCCAATGTACCACCTGCTGACCAAGATGTGCCATTATATTCTTCTGAAGAAGGTGAATTAAACCCACCCATTATAAGTCCAACATTTTGAGTTCCTGCTGCTGCAGGACCATCTTTTAAATTTATTAAAAAACCACCTGTTGACCAACTACCTGCTCCATACACAACACAACAAGACTTACCATATAATTCAGAAATACCATCAGGAGATGTTAAATTTGCACAAGCGGAATATGCCCGTAATCCTACATTTGAACATGCGTTTCCTAATTCTGCTGCTAATTGTGAAAATGATATTTGTCCGCTTGATGGTAAAGGCATGTTATTTTTCTTTTATTATTTTTATTTCATTACTTAATTCATTTATACATTCTATAAGTAATGGAATTATCTTTTCATATCTAACTGCATAATATCCACTATCATTTATTCTTAATGCTTGTGGTAAAACATATTCTAAATCTTGAGCAATCACACCAACATCATTTCCCTCATAACCATGTATATTAAAATGTTCTTTTATCCAATCAAATTCAACTCCATTTAATTTTGATAATTTTTCAATAGGATTTTCAATTTTTTTTATGTTTTCTTTTAATCTTCTATCTGATGTTGAAAATGCTACAATATCATTACTTGCATCTATTCTGCCATCTGTTGCACTATTTGCTATGTTTCCCCCCACTGAAATTGAACCTGCTGTTATTTTTAAATCACCTGCAACAACTGTTAATGTTGTACCATCAAATGTCAAATTAGATTCCGCATTTATTGTTGTAGAAGATACTGATGTTAATACTCTATTGTCGGCAGGATTTGTGTATGATGTTATACCCGCACTTGCTCCTGTTGCACCTTGTGCTCCTGTTGTACCTTGTAAACCTGTAGGGCCTTGGTTACCTTTAGCACCTTTAGTGCCATTTGTTCCCTCTGTACCTTGTATACCTGTAGGGCCTTGATTACCTTGAGCTCCTTGGTTACCTTGAGCACCGTTAGTACCTACTGTTCCGTTAGTGCCTTGTAATCCAGTTGGTCCTTGATTACCTTGTGCTCCTGTTGTACCCTGTAAACCTGTAGGACCTTGGTTACCTTGTAATCCAGTTGGTCCTTGATTACCTTGTGCTCCTGTTGTACCCTGTAAACCTGTAGGACCTTGGTTACCTTGTAATCCAGTTGGTCCTTGATTACCTTGAGCTCCTGTTGTACCTTGAATTCCTGTAGGCCCTTGATTACCTTGAGCTCCTTGGTTACCTTGAGCACCGTTAGTACCTACTGTTCCATTAGTTCCTTGTAGACCTGTCGGCCCTTGGTTACCTTGAGCTCCTTGGTTACCCTGTGTTCCTTGGTTTCCCTGTGTACCTTGAGCACCCGTTAAAGATAAATTACTTCTATATACCAAGCCACCATTACCATCTACTAACACTATATTAGTCTCCGAAGTACCTTGTGGTATAGTAGGTAGTTTTATACTTCCTGTGAATGAGCCTGACAGTGTTGTTGCTTTAAGTTGTCCTTGTACTGCTATACTACCTGTTACTACTAATTTTTTGGTGGGATTATTAGTTCCTATTCCTACATTACCTGTATTAGATATGTATAAGTAGTTATCATTTACTCTTAGTGGTGTTACAGCTAAGCTAGATGATATGGATAGTGAGCCTGATAAGTTTATTCTGTCTATTCTCATTTTTTATGGTTCTTCTTTCCCAAAATTTTATGGCATTTTATTTTGTTTTATGTGTTAGAGCTTCCACTTGGTATTGGTATCCATGGCGGACTAGATTGTACTATTTTAGGATTTTCTATATTGTCTATTGAATTAATTAAAGTGCTTTGTAAACTATTAATATCTAAACTCCCACTTATCCATCCAATTACTATATTCTCTTGCAACTCATCAAATGGTACAAAAATAGATTCAGGAGGATTTAACTCTGTATTTCCTCCTATTCCCGTTGATATAGTACCTTTTGTTGCTTCATAATTCCAATAGACTTTATTAACTACTTTTTCGTAATTATTGTATGTAGGTATGTACTCTAATCTTGTTATTTTTATTTTATATTTCATTGTTATTTAATTTATAGCTATCCAATTAATAGGTACAAGATTGGGATTTGAACGGTAGAAACTAAAAGAAGTTGTAGAAATTGAGTGTACCGATATATATTGTTGGACTGAATATTCCACAATAGCAACAACAGTAGGAGTCGATGAAAAAGAAGTGGGGAAAGTAATAGTACCAGATTGACCTGCATTAGGGTAAACTCCAAAAAGTATTTTATTTACTCCTGATAATATTCCTGCTGCACCTTGAGCTCCCGTTGCTCCTTGAGCACCTGTTGAACCATTAGTACCTGCTGTACCCTGTAAACCTGTAGGGCCTTGATTACCTTGAGCACCTGTTGAACCATTACTACCTGCTGTACCTTGTAATCCTTTTGGGCCTTGATTACCTTGAGCGCCTTTTGAACCCTGCGAACCTTTTGGGCCTTGGTTACCTTGTGGGCCTTGGTTGCCTTGAGCTCCTGTTGAACCCTGCAAACCTGTAGGGCCTTGGTTACCTTGTGGGCCTTGGTTGCCTTGAGCTCCTGTTGAACCATTACTACCTGCTATACCTTGTAAACCTGTTGGGCCTTGATTACCTTGAGCTCCCGTTGCTCCTTGTGCACCGTTAACTCCTATAGTACCATTAGTTCCTTGAAAACCTTGAGCACCTTGAGCTCCTGTTAAAGATAAGTTACTTCTATATACTAGACCTCCATTCCCATCTACTAATACTATATTTGTTTCGGAAGTACCTTGTGGTATAGTTGGTAATTTTATGCTTCCTGTGAATGAACCTGATAGTGTTGTTGCTCTAAGTTGTCCTTGTACTGCTATACTACCTGTTACAACTAATTTTGAAGTAGGTGTTTTTGTCCCTATTCCTACATTACCAGTGTTTGAAACAAATAAAAAATTATCGTTTACCCTTAAAGGGTTTGTGGCTAAGCTTGATGATATTGATAAAGAACCTGTTAACTCTATTTGGTCTATTCTCATTACTTATCTGTTATTACTTATAAATATGTAGTAACTAAGCTATTTGTCATATTTCTCGAAGTATATTTTTGTGTCATTATCTATTATGCTATTAAATGTTTGTGATGATAATGTCTGTGAGAATGGAGATGCTTTTATGTTTTTGAATGTGTAGACTTTTCCTCCATTGCTTAGTACATGTTTTGTTAAGTAATCATCTCCGAACCATATTTTTAATTCATTTGGGATGTCTGTCCATGTGTATCTATGTAATATGAAGAAGCATCCCCACCCCGTTCCTCTGCCTTCATTGTCTGTTAAGTATATTTTATTGGATGTTGGTTCTTCTATGTAACATGATGTTGATATGCCATAGATACTAGTATAGATGTCTTTATTATCTTGATGTGTTTTTATTATGTTCTTTAATGTTTTTTTAGATGTTATATGGAAGTCATCATTTACTATCATTAAGTGTTTCCCGTGAGATTCTAATGCGCCTAAGTTCCATGCCGGGTTTACATATATGTTTTCTTCTTGTGGATAATATTTTATTTTAGGAGTTAGATTTAATATATTTTGTTTTATTGTTTGTTTGAATGTTATGTCATTGTCTATTAATATGATTTCTTTTATTTGAGGTTCCCCGCCGAAAATTTGGAGGGTCTTATAAAATTCTTCTAAGTTACATCTCCATAAGGTAGGAATGATTACACTATAAGTCATCGTATATATAATTTACATGATTTTCATCTTTTTCAAATCTACTTTCTACATTTAAGGGATTGTCTTTATTCTCCTTATATGCATAATCAATAACTCCTAATTCTTTAAATCTTTCATTTATTGCATCATTATAGAAATACATGATTGATCTAACTCTTCTCTGGATATCTGCTCTAGATAAGTCATGTGTATTTCTTCCATTTGAATTATTGTATATGTATTGAAGATATCCTAATTTTGGTACTTTTACAAATTTAGTTTTTAGGAATGTTCTAACAATGAGTTCATAATCATCTGCAATGGATAGATTTCTATTATGTCCTCCCACCGAAAAATATACGTCTCTTCTCCATGCTCTTATATGATTTGGCACTCCTACGATATGTCTGATTGTTTTTGGATTAATATTTGGTGAATCTACAACATCCCAAGTTTTTTCATAATGATATTCTTTTCTATACTTTCCATACCCAAAACAAAAGCCATCCGGATAAGTCATAGAATTATTCCATTCATCTAACTCAACACTATCTGTATATATGAATCCCGCATCTGGAAATTTATTGGATGCTCCTATTATATATCTAGCACAATGAGGCATTAAATAATCATCATGGTCTAACTCTGCTAACCATTTTCCTTTGGTGAGAGTTGCTGCCCGATATTTAGATTCTCCTATAATTCCTCCTGACTTTTCCCTGAAATCATATACGATAACTCTAGGATCTTGTGATGCTATCTCCAAAGCAATCTTTAATGTTTTGCCTCCATCAGAAGAATCATTTACTATAACCCACTCCCAATCCGGATAAGTTTGATTTCTAACCGATTCATAAGTTCTCCAAAGTTTTTCTTTTGTATTGTAAATTGGTGTGAAGAAAGATACCACAGAATCGTAGTCAGATTTAAGTATGCTATTCATTGCACAATTATAAGCTATCTCTCCTGTATTAATATTAGGACTATCTAAATTAATCCATTTATTTCGTACATAAGAAGGTTGGTTACATAGGTTCCTATATTCTTCAAAGTAATCCTGGGAAATACTTATAATAGAATCCGGTTTAAAAGCAGCTAATGTATTATTTATTTTTTCATCATTCTCAATATACTTTACATTTAGAGAATCTTCTTCATAATCTGCATACTTTATACTTTTTAATTTCGGTTTGTCAGGCCCTAAATATAATACTTTAGGAACTCTAGGTTTTGATTCTACAGCTAAGGCATTGTAATAACATAATGGTTTTCCAATGAATCCGAATTCATCAGAATGTTCTGCGTATAATTTTTCTATGAATTTACCGTCAGCGTCGTAGCCAGGTTCATATCTTAATCGTTTATGTAAAGAGGTGTGTATTATATATTGAGCAGAATCAATGTGTTTTAACTTCATGTGCTCCGGTCCAACTTTCCTTATGTCTAAACCGGTAAAATCCCTGCCATTAACTTCCTGTTCATATACATAAGCAGATTTAGAATTAGATTTTATTTCATCATTAAGGACATCAAAATAATTAGGATAGCATATATTATCATCATCCATAATTACAACCCATCCACTATTGATACTACTAACAACATCGCTTATTTGAGGATATAAATAATCTGTACCATCACTTTCCACAAAATGTAAGTGAGCGTCTAACTTACTTAAATCTAAAAGCAATTTGGAATTAATATCAATCAAAGATGAAGTGTCGAATAAAACATGCCAATTTATACAATATTTATCATTTTCTATATAATTAAAACTATCGTAAATTCGTAAAAGATTTTGAGGTCTTGTACATCTAGTTATAACATGAAATTCAATCTTCATATATCAAAAAAGAATAAGTGAAAAAATCTACTATTTTCCTTAGTGTCACCAAAGTAATTTACGGCGGCATGTATATTTTTAGCATCGAATAAAACTAATCTATTATATACATTTGCAATATTATCTACGAGTTCAAAAGATGTCTTATCGTAAAAATTTAATTCACTACTTCTTCCTTTGAATGCTTTCTCATATTCTGCTCCCTGAGCTTCATTAAACTTCGTTTTGTTCGTGTGAATACTCTTGTAAGTCGCTGTACCACTCTGCAAAGGTGCATCCGGGGTCAAGTAAACCATGGCAGCATACTTTTGAGAATCCACATGATAGACAATTGGATCTGTCGAAGTACAATATTGAAATCTTCCATTAGCATACTCCGGGTGGTTCCAATTATAAATAGGTCTTCCTAATATTTCCTCAAATCTTTCTAGGGTTCCATTTAATATAAATGAGGTATCGCTCCGTTTTCCTTTATGATAATCAGATTCCGAGTACCTTAGATTATGAATTGCATAGCTTCTGACTAAGTCCGGTTGCATATAAAAATTATCTACAACAACAATGTCTTTAGAAGCGTATGGATTAAAACCGGAATTAAAAACAAGCCAGGAATCTAAAGTACCTATATTTGAAATTTGAACTTCGTTATCCAAAAAAATATCTATAGGAGCATTTACATTGGAGGATTTAACCATAAAAGTCCAACCCACCAGATCATTAGGTAAATTCGGGTAAACATCCTTGACATCTTTTCTAGGGTACAATCCATTTTGGAGATTCGCATACTCTACGTCTCCTATAATTATTTTTTTAATGCTTCCCTCTGTGCTAAAAATCCAACCACTTACTTCATATAAATCGTTATCAAGTAATCGCATACTATCTATATGCCAAAAAACATTATCAAAATTACTTTTATGTGTCATAGCTTTATAATTTACTTTCGTATTCCTGTTCGTGTCTTTCTAAATCCATAAAGTTTTTAGAATGGTCACATACTTCACAGAACTTTTTTGCGGGGAAGAAGTATCCATATTTACATCCTGCTTTACCAACATCTAAATACTTTTTACATGTCATATCTTTCTCAATCAATTTATCATACTCTTTATAATAATGCCATGCTTCACAATGTACCATATTGCCAAATGCTAGATAACATGATTCTATTTCATATCCTTTTGATTCTGCCTGTATCTCCGCTTGTCCCCACATTGGTTTACCTTTAATTTCATTAGGTAATCCATTTTCATCATAGAATTCATTTAATGGTAATATGTTCTTATCATAAAAGTCCTTGTTTCTTCTTATGTATGGATTGTTGGTATATTCTTTCTTATGTAAATGGATGTATTTGTTTTTTAATCTCCCCACCTTTTTTATATTCTGCTCTCTTATCCAATACCCATATCCATACTGCCTGTCATCTAAATCACTTATGTATCTCCTTAGTAACACTTGACTGATGTTTTTGTTTTCATCCAAGTAGTTTAGGCAGTCTCGTAACCAATCTTCGTGGCCAGAAATATCGTGGGGTAAACAAATCCAATCTCCTTCCAAAAATAAAACATACTCATACTCTCTAACCAATGAATTCAGATAATTGATGCCAACACCTACTCCCATATTATCAGGAGAAGATGTATAATAAAAGTTAATCTTATCCCAATATCTACTAGACATCTCTTTAATGACAACATCTATTAAATCATACTGACCATTACAATGAATGTACCAATCAATCATGCCATCAAAGTCTGTATTATCTACAAAACTTTCTATAGTCTTTCTTAAATATACATCTCTATCATCATGTCTATGAGTCAATGTAGCTATACAAAACTTCATTTATATATTATTTACTATATAATTAATATCAAACATCTCATCCAATGTGCTATACGGACATTCATGCACATTATAATCAAATTGGTAATCGAACAAGTAAGAACCAATTAATTGATTTATGTTCTTAGGTTTATTTGCAACAATGTTATGATGTAATATATAGCCAAAAACTTGGGGAGATGTACCAACCCAAAAAACCGTTGACTTTAGATTGATAGCCACTGCTGCATGTTGTAATGCTGAATCAATTAGAAATCTTTTATTGGACACTGTCAATATACTAAATAATTCCATGTTAGATAATTTAGTATCCAATCTTTCTACATTGTCTAACGTGTATCCACCTTTTCTTGTTATATGATATATGTGATGAGTATTCTTGTATTTGTCTATAATTAATTGTGCTATATCTTGTGGCATATCTCTACACCATGCATATATATTGTTTGATTCTAGTTCACCACCCGATGTTTGTAATACTATAACAGGTTTATCTCTGAACCACTTCTTCGCATTAATCTTCTCTGAATAATTTGGATATAATTGAGGAGTTTGATTACTATATTCTATACCTAACAAATCACACCAATTACTTATTAGATGTTTATTCTTGTGTATATGACCTGTCTGATGATAAGGCTCGTGCCTAAAAACAAGTGTATCCTTATTTTCGATAAAGTCTTCGTAGAAATACGGAGAATTACCTAGTGGATAAACTCTGTCAACATAAGGGTTATTCAAAAAAACTTCGGGGTATGACACAACCATTATAAGTTTTCTATCACTATAAGTTTCTTTTATTTTTTTGGGTAATGATGTGGCTGCAACATTCTTTCCTAGTCCGCCTTGTATGTGCCAAACAACATATTTATTCATAGTATAACTTTTATTTTTTTTATAGTTGAATATCTACTATAGTGATTGATTTATTGTATTCTTCTGTGGAAGATACAGGTGAACCCCCTGTTACAAGTCCTTCATTTTGTGTTCCTGCTCCTGCTAAACCACTTCTTGCTGTTATCAATACACCCCCTGCTGACCAAGAAATTCCATTGTATTCTTCAGTGCAAGAAAGACCAACATTTGCACTTATACAACCTCCCGCTGCGAGTCCTACATTTTGTGTTCCTGCTCCTGATAGACCGCTTCTTCCTGTTATCAAAGCACCGCTTGTTGACCAAGATGTGCCATTGTATTCTTCAGTGCAAGATAATCCTGCTATACCTCCAAAAGCAAGTCCTACATTTTGTGTTCCTGCACCTGCTAAACAATATCTTGCTGTTATCAATGCACCACCTGCTGACCAAGATGTACCGTTGTATTCTTCGGTGCAAGAGGCAGCTGCATTTGTAATCCCTCCTACCGCAAGTCCTACATTTTGTGTTCCTGCTCCTGCTAGATTGCGGCTTGCATTTATCAATGCCCCACCTGCTGACCAAGTTGTTCCATTGTATTCTTCAGTGCAAGAGACATTTACATATTGAGAATCAATATTAGCTAACCCTCCCATAGTTAGTCCTTCATTTTGTGTTCCTGCTCCTGCTAAACCATATCTTGCTGTTGCCAATGCA